CACCCAGAACAGAACCTAGTGTACTAACACTACCTGCTACTACAGGATTACCCAGGTAAGCACCAACTGTACTTGCGCTAGCAGCAACACTAGCAGTACCCAGGTAAGAACCCACTGTACTTGCACTAGCCGCAACGGTAGGAGTGTTCAAAAATGTCCCACCACCCCCACCACCAGGAACAGCTCCAGTAACTAATAAAGAGCTTAGTGTGCTTACCTGATTTATATAAGATACACTACCACCAGAAACAGCTCCAGTAACTAATAAAGAGCTTAGTGTGCTTACCTGACTTGCGAGGGAAGGAGCAGCCCCACCAACCGCACCGGTAGTCAGTACAGAGCTGAATGTACTCAGCTGAGAAAAGCCATCACTGAAATTAAAGAGTAATTTATCTGCATTTGCAGAATCCACAAGTAACATGTGATTTGTAACAGGGTCAATTCCCATTTTAAATGTAGAGATATACATGGAATTAGGGCACACGAAAATATCTTTAAACGCGTTTGTCAATGTACCTAAACTCACACTTGTTCCAGGGGCAGGTGTTAAAGAATTAATGAGCTGACTTGTAACATTTGCATTAGAAATAGTAAAGCTAACAATATACACTTCACCGGGGACAGGACTTAATCCATAATTTGTAGAAATAGTTGATACACGGAATAGATAAGAACCATTCACCGTTGCTGTAGTTTGTACTGCTGTAGAAACAGTAGATGTTGTCTGAGTTGCAAGGCTGGAGAGCTTAAAAATACACCTCTTTCCATTTTTAAGGTTGTAAAAACACACTGTGCTACCAGAACCCAAATTGCTTAAAAGGGTTGCATTATTTGTAGGGTTTGCGGAACCGTCGGAGACAGAAAGTTGGATGAATGAACTTGTATCTAAAGAGCTACCGTTTATACGAAATGTGCCTGGGGCAGCGTCTGCCAAAATAGGGTTAGAAACCGCACCATAATTATTATCATATCTGTATAAGAAAGACCCACCACTTGCATAAGTGTTCAATATTTCATTCTCGGGATTGGGAACGAAAGGCGGAGGGGGAGGAGGTGGTGGGGGTGGGAGAGGTGGCTGAGGGGCTGGTGGGCAAGGGGCCGGTGGGCAAGGAGCTGGTTCCTTGTGCGAGCAGTTACATGAATTTGCTGGCTTTTGACACTGGCAAGCGCACTGCCATGTTACAACGGAAGGTGCAGGGGGGCAAATTGCTGGGTAAGTTTGAACATGAGAATGAGACGCAGTCGGAGAATATACCATCATATTCATATACTGTATCTGCTCAGGTGTCAATCCAGCAGGATTCAGGTGTCCATTGGAAGGATGGGGGTGTGGCATTGTATCTACTATTCCAAAGTCAATATAAAACTCATCGGAATGTTCGGTTGGGTTATACTGAGAACCCCATATGAATAAAACATTGAAGGTATATGACTGAATAATTGAGTTTGTTACATGCGGAGGTAAAACATTTACTACCTTGAATATAATTTTTACAGACTCATTTGAACGCAAAGTAAGTACAAGTATACTTTCCGCTTGAATGCTCTGTAATTCATATACATGTGATATACCATTCAAATCATCAACTGATATGCGTAGTACTGTTGTATTCATAATCAGTTGTGTATTTGTTGTAAAATTTCCGCAGCGTGGATTGCATCCATCAAAATCTGCAAATTTATATAAGATTTTACATGGTGTGCGCATCGGAGATAATGGCATTTATCTAAGTTCGCCATATATTATTCAGTAATACCAAATTCAATATAAAACTCTTCGTAACTCACATGAGGTATGTAATGGGACCCTAGAATGTTATACACAGTATAGGTATATCCTCCTATTTCAGAGCACGATGTATAAAAAGGAAATACAGAAGTTATTTTAAATATAAATTTTCGCAATACATCCTTTTTGCATGTAAGGATTACTACGCTACCTGGCTTAACATATGGTAACTGTGAAAGTTTATGATAATCATGTATCGATACTTGAAGTAAGGTCGTCGTTGTTATAGTTTGCCCATTGATTGAAAACATTCCTGCAGAAGGGCTAGACCCTTCATGTGATTGGAGTCGGTATAGAAAGCGTAATCCTTTATTCAAATCATCGGGGTAATATGTAAGGTTTTTCAGATGTTTGTCTTGACGAGCACTAAGGATTTCTTCGAGTTCTCGGAGAGTTATGGTTGTCATCTATTGTGAAATATAACTTTAGGACTCCCGGGATATATGCGCCAAGTTTACTTATGTAGAATCAATGCTTACATCAGATGACCCGCGGTGGAGGTTTATTACAACTTGTTGCCCAAGGAAAGCAAGATATTTTTCTCACTGGAAATCCCCAAGTGACCTGGTTCAAAATGGTATATAGACGTTATACTAATTTTGCAATTGAGTCACAAATTATTCAATTTGATACACAACCCGATTTTGGGCGGCGTGTGACTTGTGTGATTCCTAGAAAGGGTGATTTGTTAGGTCCTATGTGGTTAGAGATAGCTCTCCCGGATATACATGATACATCTGGAAATCGTCTTTCTTATCCAAATTCCATTGGCCATGCACTTATTCAAGAAATATCTATTGATATAGGTGAGCAAGAGATTGATAAACAAACAGGCGAATGGATGGAACTTTGGTCTAATTATACGGTCCCTAAAGATAAACTTGAAGCATGGCAAAAAATGATAGGTCAGGTTCCAAACGGGGGATTTGGAAATACTCCTTCTAGCCTTGTGGGCCCTCAGGGATTATACGGTCCTAAGTACTTATATGTGCCCCTTCATTTCTGGTTTTGTAAGAGCCCCGGGCTTGCCCTACCCCTCTTAGCTTTACAGTATCATACAATTCGTATCAATATTAGCATTCGAGCATTGAATCAAATGTTTATTTATAATACTCCTACCATCTGCCCTATGGATGTAACTGCAGCCACAAATTCAATTACATCGATGAATTTATACGGTGATTATATTCACCTCGATGTTGAAGAGAGGCGTCGATTTGTTGCAAATAGCCATGAATACCTTATAGAGCAAGTTCAGTACATTCCTAGTTTTGCAATTGATACTACAGCATCCACTGTACAGATTCAAATGGAATTTAATAATCCTATCCGTGAACTCTTCTGGTTTATTCAAAGGGATGCGGCAGTGAATGCTAGACAATGGTTTAATTATACAAATATTACAATTAATGATACAGCCGCTCTTCAAAATCAAATTGCCACATCCCTTTTGCGGATTGAAGGATATGACCGCTTTGATGAGAGAAATGCAGACTATTTTAGGCTAGTTCAACCTTATCAAGTTCATACATCTGTTCCTATCAATGCTTATACATATTCTTACTCATTTTGCTTTCAACCTGAAGATATTCAACCAAGTGGTTCTTTAAATGCTAGTCGATTAAATACAATGACGCTTCAATTAACCTTCCCAGACGGGTCAAAACAGCAGCCAAGTGTCACACCTGCTCGTGGAACGGCGAATGCCCGTATTTATGCATTAAATCACAATATCTTACGCGTTGTTGATGGATTTGGTGGAATTTTATTTCGTGTGTAGTCCCGGTATCTTTTTTAGCTCTGTGATATATAGCAATGGTCTGGGAATTTCCAGCAGTATCCCAGTCGAGAATAGAATTCTGGAAAGAACAACAATATACACGGTTTGGAATGTGGTTATTTACACTCTTTTTTGGGTTTTTTGGGATTCACCATCTTATGTTAAGGTCGCCTCAAACAGCAATCATGTGTTGTATTGTTAATGTGCTAACCTTTGGATATTGGTGGTTATATGACCTGATTCAATTATCTTCAAAAGAGAATGGAGGATTAGGGGAAGATGGGTTGAATCAATATGGGTTGAGTAGTCCTTGGGGACCATTAGGAGTTGCTCAAGGAATGTGGGTTCAAGCACCTTCACTTGATAAATCAAAACAGAGTGGGGGTGGACAAGAACCTTCTTCAAAGGGTGGTATGTCAAAGGCTGCAGGTAGTTTTATGAAAAACCTCTTAGGAATTGTTCTTGATTGGTTACAATCGACTCGACCTGTTATACCAAAAGTTATGGATGTTCCTGGAAAAGACCCTTGGTATTTCCTCTTATACAGTCTTACCATTTGGACAGGCGTCTTATCACCCCTCTTTGCTGGAGATACCATGAATGCCTTCTTTCGTCTAACTCTTATCCTCCTCTTTCCTATCTTTATGTGTGTGGTCTTATATGATATTTTTATGTTATTATTCTTTCCTGCGTCGGCCTTATTTCACGGTATGGAGCGACCCTTTCCTTATACAATTGTAAATTATATTGATTTGAATGGACGTAGTCCAAAGATAACTTGTACAAAGGAAAATGCGAATGACCCAGATGCTCTCAAGAATTTGTTCAACACTTATATCTCTATGGCAGAAGATGGGGCTGAATTAGTAAAAACATCTGCAGGTGTTATTGTTCCTGGTGCAGCCTTAGGAGTGATTGCTGATAAGGGAAATGAGCTCTTAGATGCTTATATTCAAAAAATGAAGAGTGATATGGGAAATCAACGCAATTCGAACTCCCAAGCAAATGTAAATACCCAGACGAACTCAACCCCCCAGACGAACTCAACCCCCCAGACGAACTCAACCCCCCAGACGAATATAGTTATGAAGGGTGGCGGCCATGCACTTCCATCCTTTGCTGCTCTTGTAACAACTGCGGTAATAGGAGGGGGCCTTTTTCTGGCAGCAAGTAGATCTAATGAAGGGAGCAATGATTCCCCTCCCAACGCAGGAAGTATTTGAGACCTTGTATAAGGGTCCTTTGAAACGCCCAACCCTTATTTATTTTACAGCTTCCTGGTGTGGCCCCTGTAAAAAACTTGATTGGGATATTTTATTTGAAAAGCTCGAAGGAGTCGATGTATATAAATGTGATGTATCTGAGAATACATATACACCTGGCTTTTGTGGTGTAAAGTCGATTCCATCTTTTATAAGCCTTCGCCCTGGAAAACCTATCACGTCTGTCTACCAATCGTCCGATACATCCCTTGTAGCGAAATGGATTGAGAGCTCATGCTGTTAAAGAGTTTGTGTATACTATACTAGAGATGGCAGATTATGATATTTTAATTGTAGGAGCAGGCTTGGCAGGCTTACATTGTGCATTACGTATTTCAGAACGGTTTCCGAGTAAGCGTATTGCAATTGCCGAAGCATATAATACTGTAGGAGGAAGGGTATCTACTTTCCATCCTCCTGTTGGGTCTCATCAATGGGAAGCAGGTGCAGGTCGTATAAATACAAAGCATAAGCTTATTAATAAATATGTAGACCGCTATTCTCTTACTCGAATTCCCCTTGAATCTTCCTCTACTTGGGTATCAAAGCACGGCACCTCAAAACCAAATGAATGGGATTCTATTGTAAAGACCTTTTTATCCTCTCTTTCAAGAATTCCTAGAACAATGTTAGCAACTCATACTTTACAAGAACTCTTATATAAGATATATCAACCTTCTATTGTTGAAAGTATCTTATTCTACTTTCCCTACAGGGCAGAAGTAATGACTCTTAGAGCTGATTTGGCACTTGAGTCATTTCATACAGATTTAGCAATAGATGCCTCTTTTTATGTAATTAAAGAGGGATTTTCAGCTATACCACTCTCTATGGAAAATGACCTTCTTGAAAGAGGAGTAACCTTCTTAATGAATTACAAATGTATCTCACTTCATTCAAAAGATATTTTTCCAATGATGGCACATTTTAAGACGCCAGATGGTCAAAAGAGTCTTACAGCAAATAAGATTATATTAGCAATTCCATCTGATTGTTTAGTTAAGTTACCCCATTTTAAATCCTATCCCACCTTAAAGCATTTGAAAGAGAGTCCCCTTTTAAGGACATATGCAATCTTCCCGAAAGAGAATCTTTGGTTTGAAGGTATGCCTCGTATAGTGACAAACTCACCTCTTAGGCATATTATTCCTGTTAATACAAAGGCTGGTATTCTTATGACATCCTATACGGACGGGCAAGATACTCTTCATTGGGAGAATATTAAGAAGAAGGGAGCTGGGGTTGTTTGTAAAGAGATTGTAAAAGAGCTCCGCTCTCTTTTCCCTGAAACTGTAATACCTAACCCTCTTTATTTCAAATATCATTATTGGCCCTATGGGGCAACTTATTGGCTTCCTGGAGTATATAACCCTAAAAAGGAATCTGACTCTATTCTAAGGCCTTTTCCAACTAGGTTACCCGATGTATATGTATGCGGTGAAAGTTTTAGTATGAAACAGGCATGGGTAGAAGGGGCACTTGAACATGCAGAATTATTAATTACAAAATACTTTCTCTAGTCAGATGTCGATTGGCCTGAACCTCTTTCATATTGTAGTAGTGTTTCCTCTTTTCTTATATGTGGCTATCTTTCGTGGCTTTGTTCCCCTTTGGGTATATCAGTGCCTTGTCCTTCTAGGTATTCTCCTCCTAGTCTTTCATAGTTATTTGCTAGTTACAAAATGGAAGGCACATTCCACCACAGTTTGGGTAAATGTACTGCATGTCTTCTTTGTGGCGCCTCTTTTAATTTACATTGGAAAAAATGCATATGATACCCCTAAATGGGCATTTGAGCTCTTGGCTCTCTCTTCGTTCGCATCTCTAGGGCAACACCTTTATAAGATGGTTTTAACAGTTCAAGGACTTAAGACAAACCCAACCCTAGTCGGACCTCAGGCACAGCAAGAACTTCGGCTTGAAAGCAATTAACTGAGTGATAAATGAAAGCAGGTTTACTAGGAAAGATAGTGCTACAGTGAGTGCATTGTAATTGATTGTCCTCTGTCTTTCCAGTAATAGTATGTAAGTGTTTTGTAAGGTGTTTTAGAATATAATGACTACGCAGTTGTCCTTTTTGGTTTGCTGCATAGGTACACGATTCATGTGGGCATTCGAACTCTTTAACAGTGATACGAGTTGTATCAGGGTGCCTTGCTAAGATATGGTTGTCTAGATTCTGTTTTGCTGCTGTTTCAAAGTTACAGTGATTACACTTGTATTTAAAAGCGCCTGAGTGCTTGTGCTTGATGTGCATACAAACTGATGACATGTTTTTAGGCGGCTTGTTATAATCACAGTAAGGACATTTAATATTGCCTTCTGGAGTTCGCTCGTATGTATTCTTCATTGTGCTGGATACCATTTCAGGCAGGGGAAGTTTTTTCAATTTTTGTACGGGCCATAAAAAATGAAAGGGATTGGAACTTGACTGATAGTTAACACAAATGACAACTTGGCTTGGAGGAATTCTAGAACTTACATCAAAAGTTAGATATGGATTAACGAGCCGTGGTTCTCCCTTATACAGATTTATTCCCTATGATAAGCGATTCTCTCCTTTGGCAGTAGGTTCATCAACTCGTGATTTTACAACGAATGTTCATGTTATCATAGAGCCATCTAAGCAGGGGAAACCTGGTCAAATGAACCATGGGAATCTTGTCAAGACATTAGGTCCTCCTACTCCTGTAACTGAAACGGAGGTTCTCTTATTAACCTATGCATATGATAATACAAAAGAGTTTCGTAAAGAGGCTATTCCGTCGAGTCCACCTCCCCCTGAGAAGAGGGAAAGGTGTGAGGTAAAGGATGGATTTACCTTTCATATTGACCCTTCTGGTTGTATGGATGTGGATGATGCTTTTACCTTTATTAAGACTCCGACTGGATGGCGTGTTATGATACATATTGCTGATGTAGATTATTGGATAGGCCTTGGCTCTGAGGTTGATATATCAGCAAAGCAAAGGGCAACTACCTTTTACTGCTCAAATGGATTTGCTCTAGCTCCCATGTTACCATCAGCTTATTCTGAGAATGAAGCATCTCTTCTTCCTGGTAGTCAAAAGCCTGCCCTTTCTCTTGTATTTGATTGGGTTCCTGGTAAACCAGTGGGAGATGTTTCTTGGATGACAACGCGTATTCAAACGCAAAAATCATTTACTTATGATTCTGTGATGGGAGAGGTTCATACTGAGTATATTTCCGCTCTAAGACAACTTGCAGCTCAACTAGGCGGAGATATAAATGATAGCCATACATGGGTCGAAGAGCTGATGATATTCTATAATGAGCATGCTGGAATTCTCTTACAAAAGAATGGGCGAGGTATTCTTCGTCGTCATTCAGCCCCAACAGAGGAAAAACTTCGTCAAATTGCTCTCTTAGAAGAAAAGGGATTTGAACACCTTTGTATGGAAGCTGCAGAGTATTGTCTAGCAACTGAGCAGAGTTATCACTATGGCCTAAGAAAGAATGTATATGCATATGCATCATCACCTCTTCGAAGGTATGCTGATTTAATTAACCAGCGTATCTTAAAAGATATTCTTCGTGGTCATACTAGTATACCGAATCCAAGCCAGGAAGATATTAATCACTTAAATATTCGCCAAAAACAATCAAAGAAGTTTTCGCGCGATGTATTCTTTATGAGGATGGTATATGAGCATAAATCTGGTGGTGTGGAGGGATTTGTTATTGAAAGGGCATCAGACTATACAAAGGTGTGGATTCCTGAATGGAAGCGTGTTATTAAAGTAAGAGAGCACTTAGACCCCACAGCAAAATGGTTTCATATTACTTGGTATGCTGATATGGCACTTCCAGGGTGGAAACAGAGGGTTATTTATTCAGCGAAACCACTTCATTGAGTTAGGATGGTCCATAGCATACCTAGCCTTTGTAAGGCGATATATATGGGCACGGATATTCACATCTTCCCAATATTTTTTACTTATTTCAGCATAGTTGGCGGAAAGCCTTTCATTTCGTGTTGGCTTATAAGTATCGAGTCCAGGTAACCAAGGGATCTTTGATGGATTCCAAACAGGGATAGAAGTTGCATATGGATTAAACGGTTGACAAAGCATTTTCTATCTTTTACAATTAAAAAGGTTTCTTAAAATTTCACGCTGTGTAAAACGACGAATGACTTTTCCAGGTTTACATGTATCACAGACAAAAGTTTTTAATTCATAGTCAATAACGACCGCCCCATTATGCTGACACATCCATTTCGGGGGGGACTGGATAGATATAAGTGTATCTAATGGATTTGTATATATGTTCATTTGACTATTTAAACAAGATAATAATTATATTAATAATGACTAAACTAAAAGTAGCATTTTGTATGCGGGGTGCTGTGGGAAAAGACTTAATTAATTTTATTTATAAGGATGAATTATATAAAGATGGACAATATATCGATTATAAGAAATGTTATAATTCAATTGTAAAGCATATTTTTGAACCTAATAGAGAATTATATGATATAGATGTATTTCAACATTGCTGGAATATTGATTTAGAAAATGATTTAGTATCATTATATAAACCAAAAGCTTATTTATTTGAGGATAATCGTAAGTATCATAGAGAAATAGAAGAAGCTTGTTGTAAAGATGATGATTTTAGTGGAATAAGTCAAGCCCTTGCTATAAAAAAATCAATTGAAGTAAAGGAAGAGTATGAAAAGAAAATTGGTATACAATACGATATAGTGATGTTATATCGTTACGATGTCCTTTTGTGGAAAGATATTTTGTTTCCTTCTTATACAAATCTGGAAAATCGAATGTATGTAAACGGCGATATAAATGCAGATTTTCATTTTGTAATGAATAATGCTATGTCATCTGAATTTAAATATTTATATTATTCTATTCCTACAAACCCTCACCTAGTGCATTTTTGGATTAATAATTATGTAGTAAATTATATGGAAAAAGAGTTAGTAGTAGATGACATAGAACCTGGAAAATATCAGGAAGTTATTCGTAAGATATATAAATTTTCCATAGAACCTGGACATTTATCATTTGAGAAATTTTGTTCCTATTCATAAGAGATGTATATACTGGTGGTTTCATTCTTAATAGTTATATGGTGGGTTGCTCTCTGGGGCTTATTAGAGTTATTTATTCGACCCTATGTGGCAAATCCTCGCAACGCTGTATCAGTATATCTGGCAATGATTCTTTTTGTTATCGTGATTGTATATCTCTATCCTGATATATATGAGCGCTTCAACTAAAATTGAAATGCTTAGCCCACTTTAAAAATAGTATACTCTACGATGTCGTTTGTTCATGTGGTAAAAGAAACGGACCCCGTTCCTGAAATGCCGGTTGTTCCTGCACTTCAGACAGGCTATGAGCCTGACCGTTTTCAAAAATTTGCCATACAGGGGATTGAGGCAGGAGATAATATTCTTGTCACAGCCAAGACTGGCTCTGGTAAAACCTTTGTGGGTGAATATCAAATCGCCAAGTCTTTACAAGCAGGAAAGAGGGTCTTCTATACAACACCCATCAAGTCACTTAGTAATCAAAAATTCCATGATTTAAAAACTCTCTTTCCTGAAGCATCGGTTGGAATTATGACAGGTGATATTAAATTCATTCCGGATGCTCAGATTGTTGTTATGACCACTGAGATTCTTAGAAATGCCCTCTTTAAGAAGGGTTCTGTGACAGAAAAGGTGGGGATAACTTCACTGGTCGACATTGAGAATGTTGATTCAGTTATCTTTGATGAAGTCCATTATATTAATGACAAGGATAGGGGTCATGTATGGGAAGAGTGTTTGATTCTTCTACCGTCCCATATTCATCTGATTTTACTCTCAGCCACCTTGTCAAATCCCTATATCTTTGTGGATTGGTTGGGTCGTGTCAAGCAAAAGAAGATATGGTTGATTAGCACCTTGTGGCGTGCAGTCCCATTAGAGCATTGTATTTTAGGCCCAGATTCGCTTCCTATTGTGATTTATGATAAGAAAGAGACATTTCATGCTGATATATATAGGGGATGGTTATTAGCTCGAAAGGGAGAGGCAAATGCCCACGATGCTTTCCAGAAAAAGGTAAAGGATGCCAGAAAGGCAGGACACGAGGGACCTGTCGCAGGAAAGATTCATATCAAGTCATTTGAGCATACTATAAATGAAACTCTAACATGGCTTCATACGCATAAGGGATTGCCAGCAATTATCTTCTCGTTTTCGCGAAAAGGATGTGAGGCGCTCGCATCTAAAATCACAACCACCTTTCTGGACACATCTGATTCTGCAGCAGTTGCTCATATATGGGATTTTCACCTCTCTAGATATAAATCTGTCTTAGAGCAAAGTCCTCAAATGCACAGACTCAGGGAATTGGCGTTGCGCGGCATTGCATTTCATCACAGTGGTCTCCTTCCTTTCTTAAAAGAGATACTAGAGGTATTATTTAGCAAGGGATATGTGAAAGTATTGGTTGCAACTGAGACATTTGCAGTTGGAATCAATATGCCTACAAAGACTGTTATCTTTACATCCTTAGAGAAATATACTGACGGAGGCTTTCGTTCTTTGGCTTCATCGGAGTATATTCAAATGGCAGGGAGGGCAGGAAGAAGGGGAAAGGATGATAAGGGACTTGTCTTATATATTCCACAAAAGGACCCGCTTGACCTGTTTGATATTCAGGCAATGATGACAGGGAGAGCATCTAGTTTCCATTCCCGTATGACCTTTCATTATGACTTTATAATGAAGAGTTTGAATGGAGGAGTCAACCGTGAAACCTTGGTGAAGAATTCTTATTGGTGGGCTTTAGAGCAGGAGGATTTACGAGCGTTGGAGAAGGATATTCTTACGCTTCAGGGGGAGATAGATGGTATTTCTTTGTTAGATGAAGAAAGGAAGGAATGCGAGGAAAGGAAAGCTTTGGAAGATACGATTTTGACCACACAGAACGCCAAAAGGAAGCAAGCAACCCGTTCTTTGGAGCTTTGGAAGCAGACTCACAAGGACTCTGTGTGGAAATCTGTGTATGAGACTTATCAGCACCGATGCAAGCTAGAGAAGGAGATATACAATCTAAATTACACCCGCACGCAATACATGTTAAAAACGACTGAATTTGATACTCATGCACTTCCTCTTGTGACGCTCCGAATGAAGATTTTGACGGAATACGGATACGTAACGGATGGGGTGGTGACCCAATCGGGGACTCTTGCGTCTGAAGTGAATGAGGGCCACCCATTTCTTCAGACTGAATTCCTACTAAGAATGAATAATACTTGTTCTCTAAATCTTGCCGAGTTTCTAACTGTCTTAGCCACTTTCATAGGAGAGGCAAAGGACGAGTATTCTATGTCAGATACTCAATGGCCCAATGATACAATATGTAAGGAAGTTATGAAGATTGTAGATGATTCCAAAAAGGGGATTCAGTTGGAGGCTGCATATGGGATAGATACACCTGATTTCTGGAAGGTGAGCACAGAGTGGATTGAGCCCATTGATTGTTGGTTACGCGGAGAAGATAGCGTTGCGAGTTTAGCAGCTAAATTCGAACTCTTTGAGGGAAATGTGGTAAAGGCCTTATTGAAGTTGAGTTCGTTGTTAGAAGAGATTCAAGCAATGGCAACTATTCTGAAGAATGTCCCCCTTCTAGAGATGCTTGCCCCTGCAAGAAATATGATTGTGCGTGATATGATTATTGCTGAGAGTTTGTATTTACGCTTATAAACTGAAATAAATAGAGGTTACAAAGATGATACCAATAACGATGAGTATTATATATAAGATATAAGTAAACGAAGTGTATTCATCATCAGTTATACATTGAAAAATATCCTTTCTTCTCGTCATACTATATTACTCTTCTTTATTTTTAGATAGGCAATTACCACTGAGTGTAGCTAAGCTTTCTCTATATTTTCGATATTAATATTCATACTACGGTACAAGCTGCATATAGTTCGTTTTTATAAGAATAATATTACCTAGAGTATTTTTATAATGAGTTATGTGTCACCTGTTTATATAGATGAGTTTAAAATATATGATATATATCACAATGATATGAATGAACTTATTATAATTACTCCATATTTACCAAATTCATACACAATAACTCTACTTTTAGGTGAAGACACTAAAACTTTTAATTTACACAGATGTCCTCATAACCATACAGATATTTATACTTTAAATATTGAGTATATGACGAATATAAAAATAATGATTGGCAACTGTATTATTGATACAATTGTTAATAAATATCCTAGTTTTCAAGGTGAAATTATATTTTCAACCATTTGTAAAGATGAAGATGATTTTATAATACCATGGATTCAGTACCATGTAAGGTTAGGTATATCACGGTTTATTATTTATGACAATAGTCTTAAGCGTACCTTGGCTACCCTATTAGAAGATTACATTAATAAGGGGATAGTGTTACTAATATCATGGCCATATGAATATATTAGTAGCATAAGTGGAATAAGTGGTCAAACTACACAACAAAATCATTCCATTTATGCTTTTAGAAATAGTAAATATATTGGTCTATTTGATATAGATGAATATGTAAATACATTGGGTGTATTAGACATACATTATTTCTTTGAGCAATTGATTCGAAGGGAAAAGATAGATGTAAATAGCATAAGTAGTTTTAGGTTATTAAATAAATATTTTTATAATCCACTCGACTTACCTGTACATAATAGTGAATTTTTACGAATTTTCAATTGTGATACTATAAAGACATCAGGTTGCTATAAACATTTTGTTATACCAAAGAATGTAATTACATTTTCTGTACACATGGTAACTTCTGGAAAAGAAAGTTATAATGTAAATGATACATATATATATTTTAATCACTATATTTACTTAAATAAGACTGATAGAGGTAGAAACCAGACATCCTTAATGGATGATACTATATTATTAAATTTAGGTGATTCCAAATAGGTTGTTAGGACTTGTAAAAATTCTACCTAATTTTAGATAGGCAATGACAGAAAAGGAAGATGAATCTAGAGAGTTAGTGCAAGCAACTGTTCTCTGGGACCAGACAATTGATACAATGTTAGCAAGCTGGTGTGATAATGCGAAATGTTATGAATGGATGCATACAGAAGCATCAACTGTATGCGATGGAACTGCAAGGACCTTTATGATTGTTATTAACTCTTTAACTGCAATTTCAGGATTAAGTAATGTAATTGCTGGAGGAATTAGTGTAGATGGATTTCAAATAGCATGGCTCTTTGGAGGTATATCTATTTTTGCTTCTACCTTGAATTTATTACAGGATAAGCTAGGGTATCAACAATCAGCCGTCATACATAAGAAACTTGCCCAACAGTGGGCATCTATACGACTAATGATTGAAGAAGTGATTAGCATTCCTTATACAGCGAGGCGTGATTGTAAAACATTTTTAAAGTATGTAAGACTTGATATTAATAAGGCGACACAGGAAGGGAGTTCCATTATCCCGAAAGATATTCGCCTTGCTTGTTTTGATAAATTTAATCGTATTGAGCGATTTGAAATACCTGATATTTGTGGAAAGATGGAGCATACTCGTATTTTTGTGAACCCTTCTGCTTCTGCTTCTGCTTCTGCTTCTGCTTCTGCTTCTGCTTCTGCAAATGCAGAGCGAATAAACCAAGTGTAAAATCTATATAAAATTAGTGGGATGAATAGTGAAGGTTCATTGTCTCCCTTTATTGACGACGGTGAAGGCTCACCGCGCTTATCTATAAGGTCACACTCCACCTCTCCAATGGATATGGCCTCCGCATTTGAGGAAATCACCGGTGAAGTCTATGATGGGGCAACTCGTTTAAGGACTAAAGAGGGATATGAACTTGGCACAGAGGTTCATAAGGTTCGCGATTCTATTTTTAAATTGGCGAATCGAGAAAATGAGGCGGTATATGAAAGTATTCAAAAGGAAATTGCCCTGTATGAACGGTTAGAAACCATGGATGAGAAGGCATATTTTTTGGAAATGAAATCAAATAAGCCAAGAGGGTCAGTGGTGTTCATTGAATTAGAATATCTTGAAGGTATGGATGTAACAAGTTATCTTCATGAAAAAGATGTATCCTATGTCACCCTATCTTGGTTGGCTCGTAGTATAGCATATAGTCTTAAACTCTTAGCGAAGATTGGCTTCGTTCATGGAGACCTTCATCTTGCAAATATCATGATACCCGAGGAAGAACTTGACAAAGAAAGACCTCATATAAAGCTGATTGATTTCGGGAATAGTACGGATAGCGATTATACAAGATTTTATAATTTAGATATGACAAGTGAAACCAATTATGTATCTCTTCTCAAATCAATGGGTATAGAAGACAAGGATATTAGCCAAATAAAGAGTATAATACATAAGCACGAGGAGATAAACGATGCTTTAAGTGCATATGATGAAATTATCGCCTATTGGGATAGACAAAAAGGTGGAAAGAGAAAAGTAAAAAATCTGCCTATAGAATATAAGATGGCCGTGAATAAGACTCGTAAGATGCCTGCAGTGGGAACAAAGAGGTGCGTATTTAACGGAACCGCTAAGCACACCTCCGGTGGACTTGAGAAGAAGGATTTGATGCTGCACAAGGGCCGCATTATTAGCCGCAAGAAGCACGCTCTTGGAAAGAAGGCTTTCAAGAACTTGGTGAAGGCCGGATACAAGCCTAAGAAGGGGACTTTCAAGCTTTTCCGTAAGCACACTAAGGGGTCTAAGAAGGAATAAAAACACTTTATACTTGAATACTTAAGTGTCTAGCCATTTCGCAATACTTGTTAAAAGCGCCGACGCTTCTACCTTTGTAAAGGGTTGAATCGCCTGCTTTCCCTCCGATGGGTCATACCAATAGAGTGTGCCGGGTGTACCACCATGACCAATACATGACCAAGCAATCCCAGCCTTTGAATCAGCAATTTCCGGCATATGTTGTTTCATCCGTTGAAGCATTGTAGGTATATGTGGATGTCTAGCTCCTAGACATCGCTCCATAGATTCATAGGAGTGCCCGATAGGAAAGAGGATAACATCCCACTCACATCCAGTTTGAATACCAGTTTCAGATAATCCTAAGAGTGTGATATCATTTGTCCATTTTGTCCAAAGGGCCTTGGGCACTTCTCCACCTGACCAAAGTATGCGAACAGGTTTTGCTGCATGAGAAACATAAGTTGCTAGCATCTGTGCATCAAATCCTTCTTTTAGGCGAAATATGACATCCCACCGTTTACGAAAGAGGAGAGGGTTCGGGGTATGGGGAATTGACCCTGTATCACAAAGAACTAGGATGTTTTTCCCCTTGAAGAGGGAAGTTGATTCAATCAGAGAAAACTGGGACATTGCTAATTCAAAAGAGCCTATGATAAGAGTCTTTTTGCCCCTAAGAGAATCGTCAAACCCTTCGAGTTCCATTTGTTCAAAGGGAGGAATAACATATAGATGTAGTAGACGCATGTTTGTTGCAGCATTTTTCATACTTATCCTCTTAGATCTTCCCTGGCTTTACTTACAATCAGGAAGAAGTGAGGCTATTATTCGAAAGATAAGTGGTTCATTCTCTGTAAGACTCTTAGCAGCAATTCCTGTATACCTTGCTCTAGCTTATATACTTATGCAACAAACATCCCTAAGAGGTGCTTTCCTCACAGGGTTGGCGGTGTATGCAGTCTACGATTTTACAACACTTGCTCTTTTTAAGGACTATCCTCTTTGGTTTGCTGCTCTAGATACTCTTTGGGGAGGTGTCTTAATGTCAATTGCCTTTCTAACTCTTAGAGCTATACGGTAAAATCCCAGGCCCAATGTAAGAGGGCTTGCCTTTGTCGAGGGCGGCAAGTTAAATCACCTGGATTACATGCTTTTTTGACGGCACCTGAGTGTCTTACAAAAGCAAGCCATCTCTTTATTTGGACTTCATCTAATTCAGGTATTCTTCTTCCCATCCAATAACGACAATACCATTGAAACCATCCTCTTTCATCGGGATTTCTCTTAGGGTCAGAAAGGATACCTCTTACGGGTCCACCAGGAACCCATCCCTTCTTTTTCCACTCTGAAAGAGGTAGACGCGAATCAATTTGAAATCGGTTTATCTTAATATCATTTACAGGTGAAAGAGTGTTAAGAGCAATTGCATTTAGAAACCATTCTGCAGGAAACTCTAAGAGGCAATCGTTCAAGTACTTTCCTCCAAAAGCTCCCAGTGCAAGGATTTCCCCTGGCGTGGTATATGGTTTGAAGCGAGGATCAAACCCTCTTCCAGGGTCTTCGCTAAGAGTATATGAATAAGACTTTACCATCTTATTATTCACTTTAATTACATCCCCTTTTTTAAAAGAGGATAGACTCTTACCGCTCCTCTTTAGAGTATCAAGCATACCCTCCATCTACTCTTAGGAAACCTAATATCGAATACTAGGAATTCCTTTAAGGAGAAATAAAAATTGTTTGGTGAAGGACAAGTAAAAAGGGTAACTATACAATGGACCGTATGAATGAGTGGAAAGAATCTTTGAGTGAGCGAGAGAAAGCCCTACATGAGCTCGCTGCAGTTATGTTAAAGAAGGAATTAAAACCAAGTGATATAAAGAATGATGCAGATAATGGTTCTTATTTTCCGGATAAGTGTCATGGATTTCGTTCATGGTTAAAAGCAAATGATACGAAGAAGTAGTATGCCTACCCAAACAAGTGGCCAGGCGGTTATTCTTCCTAATAGAGCCCCATCCACACGAGCAAAAAAGACCCTTCGTATTGAATTAAATAGTCGTGATAGAAATTATTTGAATCTTGTCAAATCAAATCCATTCAAATATGATTTGAGAACACCTATTCGTGATGTTCAATCGGTTGAATTATTGGGTGGAACTATACCTGCAAATCCTTATACATTTAATGAGTATAATAACAAATTTACTTTTTTCGAGGAGCATGGTGGAAATCGAATAATTCAATTGCCTATAGGAGTCTATGATGTAAAGACATTAACGAGTGAACTGTCTGGACTCTTATCTGAGGGTTCAAGGAGTTTCTATGAAGTGAGTCAAAATGTCATGGGGAAACTTTTAATTGTCCAAAAGAATTATAAACAGCGATTTTCTCTTTTATTTGCATCAGGGTCAACCCCAGATGTCATTGACCGTGTAACAGGTGGGTTCTTAGAAATGAATACGCCAGCTATTCCTATGGGGTTTGATTTAGCTGATTATATTGGTATTGAGGGTATCTTATTATCGCCTTATACAATTGACTTGCATACAACAAATACGAGACTGTATCTCTTTCTTAATTTCCAAAATTCATTAGACCTTGGATGTATTGAGAGGGGAGTTGGACGAAGGTCACCCTTTGCGATTATATATTTGGACCAGGTAACGAATGGATATAAGTTTTTAAATAAGGAGACCTTTTCACCAATCTCGTATTCTTTGCCACAACCTATATCAAAGCTTCAAAGCATTCATATTGAGTTTCGTGATGAGTTTCATAGACTTGTTAATTTTAATGGGAAGGATTTTACCCTTTTAATGGAGCTAACTGTTTTGGAATAGTTACATCCGGTTTAAAAATAAATTGTCATTCCTAAGTATCTATTCACACTGAAAAACCTTAGAGGAATTGTATCACTCGCGACGGAAAGCGTAGGTAGTTTCTATGTGATGTCAAAGCCGAGAGTTAGGAAGCAGGTAGACTTGTGGAAAAAGTATTTACCCAAGATTATGCCATATTATGCTGTAAAATCCAACCCAGAGTATTATCTTCTTGAAGAAATGGCTTCATCAGGATTTGGGTTTGATTGTGCAAGTGCAAGAGAGATAGACCTTGTAAGGTCGTTTAGCACAAAGATTCTATATGCGAATCCATGTAAAAAGAACAGTGATATCGTATATGCTTCCAAAATGGGTATTCATAGAACGGTAGTAGATTCTGTAGAGGAGGTTGATAAACTGTGTGATACGAATTGGAAGGGTGATAGTTTAGTAAGGATTCGTGTGGATGATTCTCAGAGTAAGGTTCCTTTTAGTAAAAAGTTTGGAGCAAGTTTGAGTGAAGTGAGTGAAATAGCAAAATATTCATCTGAAAAGGGACAGCAATTAAGTGGGATTAGTTTCCATGTCGGGTCTGGGTGTGGAAATTCTGAGCAATTTGCGAGAGCAATTGATACTGCGTCATTAGCGATATCAACTTTAAGGCAGTATGGTTACAATGCGAACATTGTAGATATTGGAGGTGGCTTTACAAAGGAAACTTTTATAGAAGATGCAAGACATATTTTGTCAAGAAGGTCCCATATTCAGAGAGATTTAGAAATGATAGCTGAACCAGGTCGTTTTATTTCCGAGACAAGTCATGACTTATTTGTAAAGGTGATAGGTAAGAAATCAATGTCAAATGGACGAGGATATAGGTATACGATCGATGAGAGTTTATACGGACAGTTTTCATGTATACCGTTTGATTGTGCAAAGCCTCGTTGGTTACGAGTAAGAGGGAAGGACGGACCTAGGCAGAGGATGCCAGGTATTTTATACGGGAGGACATGTGATAGTGTGGATATGATAGCTTCTGCAAGTTCTATGGAAGAATTAATGGTTGGTGATTGGCTATGGTTTCCGCATATGGGAGCGTATACATCTGTCACGAGTAGTGAGTTCAATGGCTTTCCCCGACCTCCAGTATATTTATTAGAAGAGTATACAGCACATCTAACTCTTCCAGAGCCTGATTTGAAGGAAGCTTGGCCTGAAAAGGTTAATTATGTATATCCAGTAAAGGTCTGCTCTTAGAGTAGATGAAATGGATGCACCTTCTTCTATTTCTATTAAAGCTAGCATTTTTGATACAATTTGCTATTTTATTGGCAGGTAAGTATCAGAGCGATAAAAAAATATACTTGATAACTGAAATTGCCTTTAAGGTAGTTCTAGCTTTATACATTGAATATATCTTATTTTCGAATTTAAAGGGTGTCGACTTTGAGGACAAGATTATCATAGGATTTGCTTCAGGACTCTTATTATATGATGCGCTTTTTAATGATTTGATTCACTTGCTACACACATACGAGATTTCTATACCTAGTTTTCTTCTTCAGAAAGGATAGGAATCGAAGGAAAGGAGACGGGTTTTCTTTATTCTGTAATAAGGATATGACTCGTTTGTATGGGTGTTGGTCTTCATGTAGAGTATCGGTCAAAGCTTTATTCACATAAATATGAACAGAAGGAAGTGTTTCAATATTATATTTATCATGTGAGTATTTATTTGCATTATAGGGTCGAATATCATATTCTATCCCTTGTTCCATACATAAGTCTTTGACTTGTAGCATAGAAGAAGGTAATATATCGTGCGGATTTCCTGTAACAAAGATACATCGTAGCATCGGGTTACTTGTTACCTTAGGTATTATAACTTCAATTTTTAAACACAGGGTCTGTGAATTAAAAATACTTTGACCATATATGGGATTCCATTAGAGTATTATGCTTTCTTTTTAGGGACCCATCCTTTGGCCTTCTTTTTATCCCAATATGCTTTCCAATCAATACCGTTATAATACTTTTTAGGAGGTTCTTTGAGAGATAAGTGAAAAGCAGCAAGTTCTTTCTTCTCTTCAGCAATAGCTCGTAAACAAGCATTTGCTTCTTCAAGAGGCACAGGCATTCCTTTTTCCTTATACCAATCTTTTACTAAGAGCCAAACTTCTTGTGCATGTGTTAACATTGTAAGGGTTACCATTCCCCACCCACCACAAGCACTTCAATTTTTACTGAGCAAGAGCTTCAAGCCAAGGAGCTTGGTCAAATGTTGGAATGGAAAGAGTGTTGAATAAATTTTTAGCTAATGTAATCTTTTGCTCAAGGGGCATTTCTTTTCTAGAGAGCTCAGCCATAGCTTCTTGGATTTTTTCACCGATATCTGCAGTGCCTTTAAAGGATTCATCGAACCCACTAAACACATTTATAATACGACTAATATGTCCTTCCGAGCACATTTGATAAGAATCTCGCGACTCTTCATATAACCGTTTAATTAATTGTAATTTGACTTCCCCTGCAGAGGTTTGAATAAGAGCCCATGCGCCATCAAGCACCCTTCTATAAAGTCTATCTCCAGGGTCACGACATGACTCTGTCTCATACCATACATTCATATCATTTAATACATCAAGATATATTTTCCAATAATTATCCTTTAAGGCATAAATGGCCATCCAAGCTCGAGCGATTGATTTTCTGGTATGTTGGTCTGGTGGAATCTGCATTTTGAGAAGCTTTTCCATCCCTTCATTTGTTTGTGAGCTAACAAATCGGGTATGAACATTCTGTCTATCACCTGCAATAACGCCTAGTTCACCAACGGGTGGAGGTGGGGGTAGATGAAGATTTCTTTCTAAGAATTCATTCCTCTGTGCTTCCTCCATTTCCATAGGTAGAGTATCTGAGCGAGTAAGTGCTGTATGAAACCGATTAAAATGCGCTATATTAGGGTAATTCTCATAAATAAAGGTGAAGCGAGTGACAATGACTTGAAAGAGGCGATGACTAATATTTGCTCCTCGAAAATCAAGATGAAGCATCTGTAAGGCATCATGCCAGGCAATCGTATCTTTATTCGCTTCAATAGCATCTACGCGAAGACGCAATTGCTCTTGAAAGGCATTTTCAGTTCTTCTCTGAGCTTCCCATCGTTCGTCGAGTGTTCTATGAGTCCTACACAATGTTGTGTTTGCTTCTGCAAGACGGTCACATCGTCCGCCATTTGTTTTTATACGAGAGCAACCACCTTCACGAATTGGACCGGCAAGTTGCTCCCTATGTTCTAATCTTTCTTGGCATCTATTACATTGGGTTTGTCCCTCTTCTATTTCTCTACGACATTGTTGTCTACCAATAGTACCTGTGCAACGAGGCATAGTAAGGTGTGCCTTTCAGGTAGGAGCCGTCAGTTTCATTTTTTTAACTTTGATGACCTAAGTATCATGGAATGCGTTTGATTGGAAGGAGAATGAGCTACCAACAAAGGTGCTGAAGCATGACAAACACACTTATTCTCTCCTAGTTTAACTGACTTTTTACATCCTTTTACTTCACATATATATTTCCAAGCTTCACCATATCTCTTTTTATTAAGTCTCCATTGACGCGAGCATTCATCAAACCATTCTGGTGAATATTCCTTCATATATGTATACTAGGCGAATTGTTTAAACAAACCACATGAAGTACTAAAGAGTAGAATGGAGACTGAATCTTCAGTATATTATAATCCAGCTAAATATGGTGTTGATAAACTATTTCGAGATTATTATGTATCACTTATAAGGCAAATTATAAGGGATTTATCCCTTTCCTTAAATGTAATATGTGACGATGATGATCATGCGTTTAATAATAATAATACGACAATTCGTATTGATTTTAATTCAGAGCATATTTTGGTAGCACAAGGTGGTAGATCTGCAGTAGGTGCCCCTGTAGGCTCTATAAAAGATGCAAAGGGTCAGCCATATTTAGTAAGAATCGATAAATATGATATATTAAACAATGCCGATATTATTATTGACTATAGTTTACCAAATATTCACCATGTAAAGACATCAGGATTATACAATGAATTTGCGAATAAGATGATATATATAGCTCCTTGTATATACCCATGTTCGTTTGAAGGGCCTCGTTCCATTGATGTATTAACTACATTTATAAATCGAGAGCAACCGCGGCGTCTAGAATTAATAGGAAGATTGCAGGAATATGTAGCTCATCAAAACAGAAATGATTGTTTTGATAAGGAACTATTACATACCTTATTTAAACATACAAAGATTCTTGTAAATATTCATCAGACGGAGCATCATCATACCTTTGAGGAATTACGAGTCTTATCTGCTCTTGAATGCGGAGTAATTGTAGTTGCTGAAGAATCACCCCTTCATGAACTAGTTCCTTATGATGATTATGTTATTTGGGAACCATATGATGGTATATTAGGAAAAGTAATAGAAATCCTTGAAAACTATGAGGAGTATCATACTTCTATTTTCAAAGAACCAAAAAAAGTTAAACTTGAATCTTTACATGATGATAATCTTCGGCGGCTTCAGTCAAAGCTTTTAGAATTCGCTCCTTCCAATAAGTAAAGGTGAGTTTTTTCATATTCCAGGTGCGTCCTTTCATCTCCTCATACTTTTCAAGTAAATAGTCTTCGGTGATTTCATTCCAATCATCGACGAATAAAATAGGAAGGTCTGTAAAATCACGAACTGCAATATCCCTTTTTACGATAGGAATACTACCCATATAGAGTGTTTCCCATAATCGATGTGTATCAACGCCATTCCCTCTAGGGCATAGAACAAAGAGATGATTTCGGATATCAATAAGAAATTGTTTTCTGGCATCAAGTGTCTTTTCAGAGTGACCTACGGTTACCCATTGTTTACCATAAAAAGTAGAATAGCATACTTCTCTTTCAGGCGGGTATGTTCTTACTAGAAAATTCATATAGACCAAATTTTGAATAGTCCTTGGTCTTAAAGCAACTTCTTTCATGATATCAATATTTCCAAAAATAGGATGGTCAGGCGATTCTTGTGTAAAATTTGTAATGCCAATGGGTATACTGATGATTTTAGGATGTTCAATATCTTTATTTGAGGCAAACCAAATCTTACAGTATTTTTCATAGAAGCGAAACACTCCTTCCGTTATTGGATAATCAGAATGACCTGATATCCAGACAGGTGCAGGTCGCCAAGTATGGATAGCACCTCTCCATTCAATATGCTCCTGTAATATAAGTGTATCGGTTTTAATATAAGCAATATCGTTCGAATTTAAGGAAAGGAATTTGTCGCCGGTTATAATATCATCTAGCTCCATTTGGTATACAGATAATCTTTAACTTTAAACCAAGTAATCTCTTATATGTGATAGTACTCTATCAAATAAAAGAGCGGTCCGAGAGGGTTTCGATCCCTCGACTTCCCGGTTAACAGCCGAGTGCTACTACCAACTGAGCTATCAGACCAGCGAGCGTTGTTCCCAACACTAATATAGAGTTCCTTCGTTCTTTAAGCCTCGACTATTAAACAAGAAACTCAATTACGAGTACATGGTCTGTAGCCAAATAGATATATCGGATGTATATAAAACCATTTGTACTCGAATTGTGAAATACAAATCGTTATATGATATCGATGAATGTGTAGGAGTTAAGAAAGGCTTTTTTCGATATTTGACCGGCCTTTCAAAGACGAATGGATTTCGAATGAATAAATATAACTTATGTAAGGGATATTTTCAGATTGTTACAGGGAATGAGATGGATTGGATAGATGAATGGGAATTAAAACGATATGGATATGTTACATATTGGCTTACAGCACAAGGTGAAGGGTAGACTCCTTCTGGATATTGTAATCGGAAAGGGTGCGACCATCCTCAAGTTGCTTACCTGCAAAAATGAGTCGTTGTTGGTCAGGGGGGATACCTTCCTTATCCTGAATCTTTGCCTTCACACCCTCAATCGTATCACTTGACTCTACATCGAGCGTAATTGTCTTGCCAGTCAATGTCTTGACGAAGATTTGCATTCTAGTATAATACTACAAAAGGGGTTTAGACCGTTCGAAAGGAGCCATTCTTCCACCATCCAATGAATGCACCAGGTTCATGTTGAATGATACGAAATACCATTCCATTTTCACAAACATAGACCTCTTCTCCATTCACTACTTCAACTGAAAGAGAGTATTCATCCGTTGGAAGCATTGACACAGGCCCTTCTGCTTCCACATATTTCCTTTTAGCTGGTGTTATGTATGGTATGATGCTGGTAGGAACAGATTCTACCTTTTTAGGTTTTCTAGGTTTTCTAACCTTTACTGGTTGGTTTACGACTGGTTGGTTTACGACTGGTTGGTTTACGACTGGTTGGTTTAGCACTGGTTGACTAAGAACAGGCTCACGAACGAGACCCATCTCTATATGGCCATGATAATCCTTTTCTATAATTCCTTGTATTCTGATTACTTCAGCTAACCATTTTGTATCTTTTGTAGGCCCATGTTTTGCCAACATTGTACTATACCATGTGCTACCAAAGATATGAGAGTCAGGTGGTATTGGTTCACTCACCTTTCCATGAATGACTCTTTGTGAAGGTTTTACAGACGAAGACAGTTCTTTACACGAGCTACAAAGAGTATCTTGTGTATCGACTTTATTTTCGCAAAGCCTAGGCCCTCTAACTAACACTTGTGAATTTCCTAAGAATACACTTTTAGTACTGCCAAGTCTTGCATAACAAGGGAACATTTGTAAGGTTACTTTTTATATGAAAGCTCACCGATTCAATTTTACTGTACCAAAGTGCGGGCACTAGGGTCATTTGTTTCAGGCGACCATTTTGGCATCCAGTAATTCCATGGGTCTCCTACCTTAAATCGATTCTTTTCAAAGAGCATACGGTAATAATATGCTTCTTGGGTGGGAGGCTTTGGAACCCATCCAAATGGATTCTCATTCCAATCTTCTGGGACTTGAACACGCTCTTGAATCTCCATAAACCACGATTTCTCTGTTGAGCTAACCCCATCAGAAAATGCCTCCTTTTTCCTCCACAGCACATCAGCTGGAAGGAGACCCTTATCACACGCTTTTCGTAGGAGCCATTTCTCACATAGTTTGCCAGGAACAGGTCGTCGAAGAAAGGTTGGTACAGAAAGGGCCGTTGCAACAAGTTTTTTATCCAAAAAAGGTGTGCGTGGCTCAAGACCATGTGAGCTTATACACCGGTCTGAGCGAAGTACATCATATAAATGGATTTCTTTCAACAGTCTTTCACACTCCCTCTCATACGCTTCATCGTTCGGCGCCTTATTCAGATAAGCATAGGAACCCCACTCTTCATCAGAGCCATCCCCATTAAAGACAACCTTACAATCAGTATTCTCAGCAATATACTTACCCACTAACCAATTCCCAACGGATGCCCTTACAGTTGTAATATCATATGATTCAATATCGCGTATTACGGAAGGAATCGCATCGAACATTTCATCTGCAGTTTTCACAATCTCTGTATGGTCAGACCCAATAAAATCAGCCACCATCCGAGCAAACGCCAAATCAGTACTTCCTTTCATACCTATACTGAATGTCTTCAAGGCAGGTTTATTAAGTTTTTTCAGCTCTCCTTGTAAGATAGCACAAACTAAAGAAGAGTCTAGACCTCCACTCAAACATGCAGCAATAGGCCTCTCGGTCATAAGCCTCTTTACAACAGCATCATAAAGTGAAGAATAGAGAAAGCTATCAATTTGAGGCACAGATAATTTTTGGTATGGTATGGTATGATATACTTCCTTCTTTACATTGAATGAAGAACTTATAGTCCACACTTCCCCAGGAGGAAATGAATAAGTCTCATCAACAAACTCGGAAATTGCTTTACGCTCACTCCCAAAATAATAAGAACCATCCTCAAGACCCCAATAAAGAGGACGGACTCCGTATGGGTCACGAGCAATAATGGTTGAATCGGTATCCTTATCATATAAGACAAGGGCAAAGACACCATCAAACGCACGAGCAAACGCAACTGCATCTCCCTCGCAATGGTCCCACATGGGTCCAATAATCTCACAATCAGACCCGGACCTTGATACTGTATTTAGCCGCTTTGACAATTCATCTGAATTATATATTTCTCCATTACACATCCATGTCATAGTATCACACGGAGAGTTAAATGGTTGTTGACCAGCCTTATTCAATCCATTAATTGCAAGGCGAGTAAATATCCATGCCCCGTTACTCATGGTTACGACTGAATAATCTTCAGGCCCCCTTGCTTGTAGTTTCTTTCCCCCCTTTTCCCATAAGTTAGTTATTTCTTCAGGAGAAGGACGAGAAGGAGAAAGAAGAGCTAAAATACCACACATTGCTCTTGCTTTTGAATAAAGGACATGGCGGTTTAGACCTAAACTTTAACCCCAATACCACCCTATATGGAGGGTTTGGTAAAGACTGTGCTCTCTGGGCTAGTTGCATATGGGGCACATTATTCAAGTGTGAAGATTTACGATAATATTTGTGTACCTGATGGTATTCTAGGATTTCTAAGAGGGTTTGTGACGACAGGGAGTCCTATGTGCCAAGTTGGAGTTACAATGATAAAAGAGACGCAAACCTCATATTCATCTTTCTTTCTTCTAGGTCTTTCACGCATTCTTATTGATGCCCTAGTTCCCGGGTTTAACCTAAATAATAATGATAGATCTCATAAAGAGGGATGATTAATTCTTCTGCAGAAGGTTCTTTATATGAACTTGTGTGTCGAGGAAAGAAGGACACTTTCTTCTTTAAGGATTCTCCCAAGAGTATGTATGTCTTTGATAATTTCTATGAGCCTGAGGAGGAGACAGTCTATGAACGCCGCTTGAAACAGCCTAAGACTGCAGTCGAGTTTGGAAGAACACTTGAGTTTGAAGTAGAGCCAGTGGGGGATATAATACAACGATTTGGTTTTATTATTCAATTACCAACTTGGTTACCTATCACTATTCAGAAGATATTTGGAACATCCCGTATACAGGATCCTACAGGGGTAACCTATGGATATGTGAATGGGATTGCATATTTTTTATTTGAGAAAATACAGTTATACCAAGATGCAATTCTGATCCAGGAGTTTAGTGGAGATGCTCTTTGGACAGCAGAGGGGACAGAAGGTACTTATGCTTCTAAAAGATTACTAGCATCTTTAACTGGGTCACACGATGGAACAGCTCAAGCTATAGGTAAGAATGCATATCCAGGACAACTTCGCTTGAATCTCCCTTTTGTGGGATGTCAAGGAGGAGGTCCAGGGTTTCCTATACGAGCGGCCAGCCTTCATACTTATACAGTTAAATGTAAACTCCGTAAATTGGAGCAATTGATAGAAGCGTCTGATAGGAGACCTAATCCATATCCATGGGGAAAGCCTCTTACTTATAGGACAAGTACAGCAGGTCCAACCACCTTTCAGGCTTTACAAATAACTGAGATGTCTCCTTTATTAATAACAATGGAGACCATTCAGTATTATGTATCTCGTGAAGTGCAGGATAAGTTAACAACGACCCCTCTCGAAGTGCCTTTTTACCAAACCTATGAGAATGTATTTACTTTAATTCCATCGGATTATACCTCAGGTGGATTAAAGAAGTTGAGACTTGATGGATGTCACCCAACATCTCGTATTTTATGGATTATACGAAGTCTTCCTGATATTCAAGCCAACCTTTTATGGAAGCTTTCTCCAAACACGGGTGGTTCATATTATACAACCGCAAGTTTAGTCATTGCTGGACAGACTCGTGAATCTCCATGGGATGCTTCTGTATGGCGCGATGTTACGAGTTTTGCCAAAGAGGATATTGATTCCCAGATTGAGATAAATACGATGAATTGGGGACTTGGGTATACAGGTAAAGAAAGAGCTGTAGATGGCACGATTAACATGACAACTGCAGATAGACCTACACTTACTTTAGGGCTCTTAGTTCCTACAACGGTAAATACTGCAGCCAATTCGTATATGACAGAGGTTCGTGTATTTACAGAGGGATGGACATCGTTTCAGACAGATGGAAAGGGACGAGCCGAGTTACTTTCGTTTAATTAGTTGAGCGTAAAGACTTCGCAATTCTAAGATAGTAATGGAGCCACCCACCTATGGATTTAACCGTCCATCAGGAGATATAGTAACCTTACTTGAGTTGACTCCTCGTGATTCACAAGATAGTCATTATTTCCCATTATCATCTGACTCAACATGGTGGTTACCCGATCCCGACAAACGAACGCACCCCTTTACAACCTGTCTTCAACAAACACCCTTTCGAGGGCCAACCTCATTTGGCCAGAGATTTACCTTTGATGTAAAATCTCCTGGTTCAGGTGATATTCTTCTTAGCACAGCAATCCAAATAGAGTTAGGTCATTGGTTGGATGATACGACCATTCTTCGTCTACAAAGTGGTCAATATACTTTTCCAGGCACGGTTCCACCTTGGACATATGCAAAGGAACTTGGTTCAGCTATACTTGAAAAAGCCGAGTTAGAAGTGAATGAGCAGACTTTAGAAACAATTGACGGTGATTTCTTACATGTATATACACACCTCTTTCAGGAATTGAACACACAATTTGGAATTTTAACAGATGGTCTAGGTGCATATACTCAAGATGTGGCAACGAATCCATTTCCAACACAATCAGGTAGTCTTTGTATACCTCTTCCATTCTTTTTCCAGAGATTGATGCGAGAAGAAGGATTACCCTTACTTGCCATAAAAAATGGGAGTGTGCGTATTCATATTACGCTGCGCCCATTTGAAGAATGTGTGCGCCGTGTAGGTGCTCTTATTCTCCCTTCACAACGAACACCTCTTGGGCAGACCTTTCCTCTTTTATCAACTACCCCCACAGGTATAATAACACCTGTATCAATCACAGCAGCAGCAACTCCACCACCATTTAAGACAATTCAATTACTCACTTATTCGGCTCATACAGATGGGTCTATCCGTCAATCACTTTTAAAGAATCCGTTTGAAACTATGATACGAACTGTGCAGACTTTTCCATTTAGTGAACCTATGAAATACACCACAAATAAGACAGTGAATGATACTATACAGGTTCAGCTTCCCTTAGAGGTGAATCATCCAATGGAAGAGATTATATGGTTTTTGCGAAGAAAGGCGTCTACGAAACAGAATGACTGGACAAATTATTCTGCAATAACTGACTTAGAGTATGACCCTGTATATAATCCCAAGCGTCCTCTTTTAGTAAGCGCTTCTATTTATTTGAACTCTACGGAGTTAATTACTGCAGAAGAGCAATGGTATAGAAAGCATATTGCTCTTTCTCATCCCGGGGGAATATCAGCATATAATGAATATATATATGGGTATTCATTTGCAAAGAATCCTGGGAAGCACCAACCTTCTGGGACGGCAAATGCATCTCGCCTTCAATCTGTTCGTCTGCTTCTCACGGTTCAGCCACCTGGTGGAACAGATATTCAAGATTGGGAGGTAGTTGTCTATGTTATAAGGCTGGAGTGGTTGAGATTTCAGAATGGAATGGCCAATAGGGTCTATATGGATTAGTTCGATACGGCTTAGAGTTTTTCACACAAAGAACACAGATGGCATCGGCAGCGGGCCTATTAAAGTTGTTATATTCTGGCTTTCAGGAGGACAGATTATTACCACCAAAGGGTCAGCCGAAGGTAGATAGTTTTACAAAAGCCTTTGTTCGAACAGGACGATTTACCACAGAATGGTATGCTGTTCAATTTGATGGGACAGCATCGTTTGGAAAGACGGCAAAAGCAACAATACCTAGAAGGGGTCATTTAATTACAAAAGCATTCTTGGTAACGGTGATGCCTGATATAAGCACGGTACAAGCCGCTGCCCAGAAAGCTGCAACAACGATTGGTACTACTGTCAAAGGACCTTTCTTTGGTTGGACAAATTCGATTGGACATGCTTTAATTAATCAAGCTCAAACAACAATTGGTGCTACACCCATTGATACTTTGGATGGGCGTCTAATGGAAGTCATGGATGAATTTAATACACCTATTGAAAAGGTTATGACAGTAAACCGTATGTTAGGACGGTATGATAATGGATTTACATATCAATCCAACGGGTATTCTAAAGGTAGCCAAAAAGTAATTACACCACTCCCTTTTTGGTTTACTCGCGATAGGACAATGGCATTGCCAATTGATGCAATAGGCCTTGATACAGTTCAGTTATCAATTTCATATAATCCACTCTCTAGTTTATATGTTGCTTATGAGAACTCACCTCCTACACCTATTGATGTATCTTCAGGTAGTATTATTGAATCAGCAAATATTAAAAGTTCCACAGGAACTACCCTGGCTCAAATGCCATCAAAATTAGATATTCAATCGGCATATATTTTATTAGAATATGTATATGTGGATAAACCTGAAGCAAATCGAATTCGTCTAGGTGATATTTCTTATAGAATTCCTCAACATTATGCTATGAATCCATATGTAACAAACTCACAAACTACTGCACGTATACCGCTTCGTATACCGAATGTAACAGCAGATATCTTTTTTATGGCTCATAGAACGGATGCTGATAAATATAATGCGCCCTTCCATGCAGCAAGAGATATCTTTAAAGGAACTGATATTTGGTGGCCAGATGCAAAAGGACTAGGACCGTTAGCATTTACACAACTTATACCTGCATATTCAGGAAAAGAGTCTGAGCCTATACGAAGTATAGCCTTAGTATATGAAGGAAAGCTTTTACGATATGGCTCAGATGCGCCTGTCACTCTAAGGAGTATTTTACCCAGTTTTGATAAAAAGAAGACACCTTGGCATAATAAATATTATTATAATCTTCCTTTTGGGCTAAATGGATATGGACATGCAAATATGGATAAGCTTCAAAGGGTTGAATTAGTACTTGAATTTAAGCCAATGACTGGATCACAGTGTATTACTAACTTACCATCTTATACCATATATATCTGGGCAGAAACATATGGGATATTACGAGTGTATGGAGGAAGGGCAGGTTTATTGTTTGGATACTAGAGGTTTACGAAAGAAGGAAAGCTTTCCAAGGGTTTCTTTGAAATCATCTGAAAGCTCCGATTTTTGCGAAGATGCCTTTTCAAAAGCATTCATCACGCGCTCTGTCCAAACAGAGGCAGGGTCAATTGTATTTGTATAAGTAATTTCACCGGCATCTAGAGGTGCTGCATGCGTAATACTTGTCCAAGAATCTTCCTTCGGACGAGGTGTATTCCATTTTACAGAATTCGGCTTATGATAAGGAAGAGTGGATGGGACCCCTGTATGATTCCACTCTCGAAGGGCAGGTGCTTCTTGCTGAGGAGAAAGACGAGCAAGGGCAGGAGCAGGAGCAGGAGCAGCAGCAGGAGCAGGAGCAGGAGCAGGAGGAATCGTAGTAAATGCTGAACCAGATGACACAGGAATAAAACTAGGAGCACTTGGAGTTAAAACACGAGGAAGGGGTGCCAATTGTGTATGGGGAAGCTCATCATTTACTTTTATAATAACTTCTTCCAACTCCGATTCAGAGTCACTCTCCATTTGTTTCATCATAACGAACCAATTGGGTATCTTATTTTTTGAATGATTGTCTGCCATCGATATCATCTTCTTTTTTGGCATTCTCTATATACATATAAAAGTGAAGTTTTAAATCACCCCTTGTAGAGGTACCATGAACGATAATTTACTTATAGTTGAATCTCCGTCAAAATGCAAGAAGATAGAATCCTTTTTAGGGAAAGGATGGCGTGTGATTGCTACTTTTGGGCATATCCGTGCTTTAGAAGAGAGTTTAGACGCAATTGGACTGGATACAAATTTTGAGCCTAGATTTACTTTTATCAAGGAAAAGTCCAAGGTGATGAAGCAATTATTGGAAGCATGTGAGAAGGCGAAACATATTTATCTTTCAGCGGATGATGACAGGGAAGGAGAAGCAATTGCATATAGTGTGGCTTGTTTATTAAAGAGAGACCCCCTATCGTTTCCTAGAGCGGTCTTTCATGAGATAACAGAAAAGGCTGTAAAGGCGGCAATCGCAAATCCAAGGAAAATGGACATGAACCGTGTATATGCCCAGCAGGCCAGGTCAATGTTAGATATGATGGTTGGTTTCACCATCTCACCACTTTTATGGAAATATGTGGCTCGAACTTTATCTGCAGGGCGATGTCAAACTCCTGCTTTAAGGCTTGTATGTGATAAAGAAACTTCTATTAAAACACATGTATCGAACGCAACCTGGTCTTTATCAGGTGATTTTGAAGTTCTTGGAAAGGTAACTATGCAGGACGAGTTGGAAGACCAGGAATCTGTCTTGAATTATATGGAGAATGTCTATACATCTCAGCTTGCTACTATAACATCGATCACAGAAAAGCCATGGAGTGCTTCAGCACCAAAGGCATTGATAACAAGTACCTTACAACAAGAAGCATCTGCACTTCACAATCTACCTCCCAAAGAGGTTATGCGTATTGCACAAGCCCTCTATGAGGCAGGTCATATTACTTATATGAGAACAGATTCTCCTATTTTATCAAAAGAGGCTGTTGAAGCGGCTCAGAAATGGGTAACGGAAAAACATGGGGAGGACTATGTGAATAAGGTTACTACGAAGGTAAAAGCTAACGCTACTGTAAAAGTACAAGAGGCTCATGAGGCCATACGACCAACGCACATGGATATGACAGAGCTTCCAGCTGATGAAGAGTGGGATTATAAGCATAAGAAAATATATTCCTTGGTATGGAGGCGTGCGGTTCAATCTACCATGTCTCCTGCAAAAGGAACCATACACACTACAACTCTTACCTTGGATATTGATGAGGATTCTTTCCCATGGTCAACAACTTATCGAAAGACTAGTTTCCAGGGTTGGCAAATCTTAGGTAAGACCGCAAATTTAGATGATGAAGAGGAGTCAGATAGTGAATTACACCCCCTTGTAAGAGTAGGAACAAAGATTTCATGGAAAATGATAGAAGCAGGTCCAAAGAGAACAAAGCCGGTACCTAGATATACAGAAGCAACCCTTATAAGGGATTTAGAGAAGAAGGGCATAGGGCGGCCATCAACCTTTGCATCGCTAGTTGAGGTTCTTATGGATAAGTCATATGTTGAAAAGAAGGATATACCTGGTATAGAAATCACAAATATTCATTATTTGCTTCAGCCAAATGAATGGCCAGCAAAGCAAAGCAAGGAGAAGGCAATCATTGGAAAAGAGCAGCAAAAGATGATACCAACACCTCTGGGTGAATCCGTTATACAATTCTGCATTCGTGAATTTCCCCAGCTCTTTGCGTATGAATTTACATCATCCATGGAAAAGAGGTTGGATGAGATTGCCGATGGTGCTCCTTGGAAAGCTCTTTGCTCAGACACATGGAATTCCTATAAGGAAAGTTATGAGCGTCTGAAAGATACAGGAAGCAAGGCTACAAATTCAGAAAAGGTGAAAGAGTTTTCAGATGGATTAAAGGCGGTTCAATCAAAGAAGGGACCCTTATTGGTTCAAGAGGCTGAATCAGGTGCGACCTTTTATTCGTTCCCAGATGTGCCATTTGCTGATGTAACAGAAGAGATTGCGCGTAAATGGATACAGGCTTTGAAAGATGAGACACATTTTGGAGAATGGAAGGGAGCAACTATCTTTAAAAAGAAGGGCCCGTATGGGTTTTATATTGAGTATCAAGGTAAACGAGTGCCCTTTGTGGAAGGTGATACGGTTGATACAGTGACAAAGAGATTAGAATCAAATGTGGTTAGCAAAGAGAGAATTGTGGGTAAATATGCATTCGCTGTAGGGCAGTATGGACCGTATATGTATAAGATTGGATTAAAGACAAAGAATTTCGTATCGGTTCCTTCCACGACAGATACAACGCGAATGAATGCGGACGATGCCGAGATATTATACAAGAAGTTAACGGAGATAAAGAAAGCTCGTAGAAGAAACCGCCAAGTAGAATAGAATGCCAGATATGTTATCGACGACACCAGCACCTTCCCCACCACCTTTATCTTCAGGAAAGCCATCTCCCCCTGTATCTCGTTCACAATCACCAACTCTTTTTGGAGATAAACCGGTTGATGTATCTGGTTCAAAGCCAGCAAAGCCTAATAATGGGTGGACGCGTGAGCAAGAAGAGTTAATGGCTGGATGGGCTGATATTGCTGCATGCTACCGCTGGATGCATGATAAATGTGAAAAGAAAATGAATTTTAGTAATTTATGGATGACCGTTCCTGTTATTATATTATCTACTTTGACGGGGTCTGCTAGTTTTGTGATGAATAGTTTGGTAGGAGATAACCCGACAGCTCAGAAATATGCGCAAATAGGTATTGGAAGTGTTTCTATTTTCACAGGTATTCTGACAACGCTGGGTAACTTTTTTAGGTATGCTCAGAGCTCAGAAGCGAACCGTGTAGCAAGTATTGCTTGGGGTAAATTTCAGAGACAGGTTGCGGTTGAATTAGCCTTACATCCACACGAACGAATTGATTGCTCGGACTTTTTGACGATGTGTCGTGCTGAATTAGATAGATTAATTGAACAATCTCCTCCTATTCCAGATTATATCATTAATGAATTTGAGGATGAATTTGAGAATGTTCCCGTCTTGAAGAGGCCTGATATTGCTCACGGAGTTGAGCATACTCGTATTTATAAGAATAATGATGGTCGTTTGAAACAGATTGTAGCCGATGCTGCAGTAATGTTAAAGCAAAAGAAGAAGACATGGCATGAATTATTATTACCAGACCTTGAAAAGAAGATGGATAGTGAGTTTGAAAAGAGGTTATCAGCAGTAAACGATAGATTGAATGATATTGAAAAGAAGGGACCAACTGTGACTCGTTCTATGGCAGCTAAAATGCCTATAGCGCGGCCTATTCCAAGAAAGGCAGTTGTAATGTCTGATGCCATAGATAGCGTAGAGCCCCCCGTTTGAAAAATTGATTTTTTCAAGCGTTCTATCGAGAAAGCACTTCACAACAATGAGCTATTGGACGAATACTACTCAACCCTCTACTATCTTTGGCTGGAATGAGCTTTTGGAGGATTGGAATACGAGCTTTATCTATCCTGGTCCTATCTATACTGTAATTGAGAATCTGAATCAGGTTGTTAATAACCGCCTGACCTGCTCTCAATTCAAGAACTATTTGAACTATGAGGAGGAGCAAGAGGGGATTCAGTGGTTTCTCTACGAGTGTATTATGCGCAAGCACCTATGGTCTAGCTTTGACTTTATTAATTTCATCCGTCAGCTCACAGACGAGGTGGCACTTGATACTCAGTTTCCCTTGTTCGTGGGGTCTCCACGGGGTATTACGATTCGCGAGTTTCTTGAGACTCACTTGACGGGTCGCGAGGTTCGTTACCTTGATTTGATGCCACCTCTCGTCCGTATGACTGACCCTCTGCCTCCATCTACGACAAATGGCTATGACCTTTACAGTCGTAATTATCAGACCAGGGCAGCAAGTCCTCCAAGGTCAACAAGGCCAACAAGGCCAAAGTATGCTACCTTCCAGATTCGTATTATTCGCAAGGTAGATGGCGATGAGTCTGCTGATGATACAGATGATATCATTACTCTGGCAAAGAAGGGGGATGATACATACACCTTTACTTACCATGATCCTATGATGGATGGAACCTTGAAAAAGATGGTGGTGAATGAGATGAAGAAGGAGGAGGTTCTTACTCGTCTAAGTCAAATCTTTCGCCTGATGAAGGTTGATAGCCTTCCCTTTGAGGCAATCCAGCTTCTCATCCCTGCATATCCATCAACTATGCTAAATGTGAAGGAGCTTGATTCTTACACTCGTGACCTCATTTATGACAGTGTTGATAACACGATGACCAAGTGGCCTGTGTTGAATTCTACTAGCTAATCTGTCTATAATCTAATCTGTCTATAATCTAATCTGTCTATAATCTAATCTTCCTCTGTTAGAGGCTCATATGTATATGGGTGAAGCTTCATAAGCTTTACCGCCATTTTTTTATGAGCAGGCCAACAGCTTTTACATACAGAGCATAGATGTGCACCGTTCATGTAAGCATTAAGTTCATTATCTAAATACAGACTGAGTGCCTGGTCATAGGTTTCAGCTGTAAGAATTGGTTTAGGGTCTGTAAATGGCTCCTTTTTAATTTGAGGAGTCTCCTTGGGTGGAGTGAAGAAGGATGACAGTTGATTAAAGAATGAAATAGGACTCGCGGGTTGCTTCATTTCTATAAAGCTTACTAGAAAGATATACAAGTTTCACTTTTAGGCTTTCCTTAAAAATTGAGGAATATATACTTACTCTAACCATACTAACAAATGGACTACAACTCAAAAAAAATCCCAGAGCTTAAATTATTATGTAAGGAACGAAATCTGAAAACAACTGGTAAATCAAAACCAGAACTTATTGCTATGCTTCAACCCACTCTCTCATCTCCAGGATTCATCACAGCTCCACCCTCTCCCCAGATTCCAACGAATACTATAAAGCTTGCTGATTGCCTTCTTAGTATGAAAGAAATACCATCTAATTCAATTGACATGGTCTGCACGGACCCTCCTTATTTCTTAGACGGCCTTGGAAGTGATTGGAATAAGGATAGCTTGGATACAAAAGGTTCGTCATCCCTTGTTGGGAACTTACCAAAGGGTATGAAATTTGATAGGAATCAATCGCAAAAATTCCACGAGTTTTATTCAAAGGTATCGCTCGAGGTCTTTCGTGTTCTAAAACCAGGTGGTGCTTTCTTATCATTCAGTAGTCCTCGTCTTTATCATTCAATGGCATGGGCAATGGAGGGAGCTGGTTTTGAGATAAGAGATATGCTTGGATGGGTGTATACAAAATCACAAGTCAAAGCCTTTTCACAAGACCATATTATTAATAAGGATTCTCAGAAGACGGATGAGGAAAAGACACAGTTGAAGGAACTTTGTAAGGATTGGAAGACACCTCAATTGAAACCTGCAATTGAACCAATATGCTTTGCTGTGAAACCGATTGAAGGTAGATATATTGATAACTTTCAAAAACACGGTGTAGGATTAATGAATACATCGGATGAAACAAAGGTTGGGGATGGATACTTTCCTGCAAATATTCTTGTGACAGAAGATGTATTAGGTCTTGAGAAGGTGTTCATTGTTCCAAAGCCAACCAAAGAAGAAAAGGGTGACTATAATACACATCTATCCGTAAAGCCAACTGCTTTGATTTCCCATCTTATACGGCTGTTCACTAAAGAGGATGCTATCATTTTAGACCCCTTTCTAGGGAGTGGCACTACGGCAGTTGCTTGTATTCAATCAAAAAGAAGATATATTGGGTTTGATATAAATAAGGAATATCTTACAATTGCTGAGAGGCGAATCAAAGATGCTGTGTAAATCTAAGATGACTGTGTAAATCAAAGATAACTGTGTAAATCTAAGATGACTGTGTAAATGTAAGATGACTGCGTAAATCTAAGACGATTGTATGAAGCCATCTTTATTATACTCGATAACAAACCCCCTTTCGTTAAAGACTGCCTTATTTTTGTATTGTTGGTTACAGATTTCGCACTGTGGAATCATATTTACAGAAGTAAGTTCTTTTCTAGGGTCCATATGTCCTTTTTGGAGAACTGTAATTTTATGTGGATTCCATCGAAGAGGCTTTCCTTCTTCTGACCCACAATTAACACATTTATTTGAATACTGAGCTTTTAGGCTCGTCCATTGGTCAGAGGTCATTTCTACATTCCTCCTCTTAGGCATGAATGCAGGGCATGGATTTTTTAAATCCAGTAAGAGATAATTAGATTTAGGTATTTTTTCACCTGAAATGGGATGAACATCTCCACCCTTGAGCATGTTATACCCATATTGTAATGCTAGGTGTCTTACCTGTAAAGAGTCTCCGCCACCAGGTAGAGTAATACCTTTTTCTGTAACATATTTACGAATTGTATCGATATGAACTGGCTTTCCTATATTTTCATATAGGCAGCAAAGTGCTTGTCCAAAGGAGGAATCTTCTCCTAAAGGCTTTACACCCTTTGAGGCAAGGTGAAGTAAATACTCTGCATGAATTGTGTCATATGTAGATGTCATTGTGTTAGCTTTTTATAGAATACTGATTTATTCAATTTTTACGGCCCAAATCAAAAAAATGAAAGGTTGTGCTCGATACAGTGGGGTATGGAGATCCCTTGTCTATCGAATGAAGCACTTTCCTTATTAACAGATGAATCTATGAAGATTCTACAGACTCTTACAGATTCTATTCCTGTTATAAAGGGAGAAGACTATAGTATATCAGCGTCTGAAAAGAGGATTCTATTGCGTGAAAGAATACGGTATATGTTATTAGATTTAGCAGTGTATACTCACCCTAGAAACAAGTTGGAAGAGGTACAAGCTATTCGTAAAAGTGAGCCTGTTTTGATGAGAGATGCTGATGACATTCCGACAATTGTATGTAAACTAGATGATACTCCACTGGCGGTAGAACTAATAACAGTAGGTAGACCTGCATGGAGTATTCATTGTGTATGTTAGCCTGTCTATGTTAGCCTGTCTATGTTAGCCTGTCTATGTTAGCCTAAAGATAACTCACTCTTATAGGGTATAGCAGCTTAGCAAAGAGGAATTGCGATGGGCTCATAACCCATAGGTCCCTGGATCGAAACCAGGAGCTGCTAGATTTAGACGAATGAACATATTCATTTGTCTAAGCCTAGTATTTTTATGAGTCTATAGATAGAATGTCAAAAGTACTCTCTATAGAATTTTTTGAATCGACGCCACGAACCTTAGATATAAAAGAGAACAATGTATTAATTGACCAAATTCAAATTCCTGATAATGAGCCAAGTTTATACGATGCCTTATATTCAAATGATAGAGTTACTATTCGCAGATTGTTAACTAACATTCTCAACGGTAATAAGCTAGAAATTATATATATACATGACACTGATAAGCCTGAAAAGTATGGAGATATTATATGTCATTTAATCTCACGAAATAGTGTTTTCAGAACATTTAACGATTCAATTAGTGAAGTAATGCAGTTTTTATCAGAAAAAGATAAGCAGAGATATAGACGATTACATGAACATGAATCATATATATCAGTTCACGGTAAAAAAAAGAATGCATATAAGATTCCTAATACCAGAAAGAAGCTTCCAGAGAATCTAGCGTTACATATTGAAGATGAATATTGGAGTGACCCTGTTAAGGTGAGGAGGGGTGAAGGGTTAGAAGGAAACTGGTCTGGAGGAAGCGGAGTCTTTAATGATGCCATAAAAAAGCCAGTTGTGAAAGCTGGGTATGGCACACGCAAAAAAGCCAAGAATACAATCCGTCGTTTCCGCAATGTAACCCGAGCTAAAGCACGGCAAGTTGCAGGAATCATGTATTACCGTGCTAAATATAATAAACATCAAACATCTGGTATGCGAAATGCAATGAAGGTCTATAAGAATTACTTGGATAAGACTTCAGTTGAAGCTTGAGTTCTTTGAGAAAGAATAGCAGGAACTTTCATTTCGCGAATCATATCAACCCTTCCTTCTCTTAAATAAGAGGGGTGTGTTGCAAGGCATATCTCATCTGGTGTCTTATTTGTGGTCATAATGATAATTATATTACGGTATACACCTCTTTGGACTTTATCGAAAAAACTATTCCAATCTGATAGACATTGGATTTGAGTAGTTTCACTCTTATGTCGTTCGATACCTTTATGGATTGCTTGAATAATCACATCTACTTCTTCAAAGCAAAGGATAAGGGGGGTTTCTTCCGTCACATCTGATTCTATATAAAGGCTATGCATTTTATCACCAGGTTCCCAGAATTTAGCTGTATTACAATAAGACCCATTTAATTGTTCCGAAATAAGTATAGGTATCATTGACTTGCCTGTCCCAACGGGGCCATGTAATAGAACAACTAGGCTCTTATTCTTTCTTGTATTATAAGCCTGAACTATTTCATCCATAACGGCTTTTTGTTCTCCAATGGGGTCTGTATGCGTATATACTGGGAGCTTTCGATAATATATATTGAAATAGGAACCTGACCTGTATAATTCGTTATAAGCTACTCTTTCTGTCTTATCCGTGTCTTCAGTAGTTATGTTTATATATCTATCTTGAATAACTTCTCTCTCACCTATAAGAGTCTGATAGGATGCTTGTGTTCCTAATATGGTAAGGGTATACGAATCTGAATATCCATTACCATCTTGAATAAAAAGAGATGCTATATACCAGCGTCCAATTGCATATCCGTATGTTTTTCCATTATCAGTCATATGACTACATGTGAGTTTCTTCTGGATTCTCTGACAATCTTCTTTCTTATGAAGAACATAGATATATATGCCAATGTATCTTGTAAATAAAAAGAAGAAACTCCAGGGAATATAATTCATTGCGGTAGATGCAGCGCCAAAGAGTATAAATCCAAAGAGTGAGTCCATCACCTAGAGATATTATGATTTTGGCTTTAGACATTCCAGTATCTTTGATTCTCTCAACATAGAGCTTTCTAAGAGGTCACATAGAGAGGTTTGTTCTTTGCGAAGCTTATTAATTTCTTGATGAAGCTTTTCAATCTCTTCTTTCGCCCCTTTAAGGTTTTTACTTACATCCGAATGACGAATGGACCAATGCAGACAACTATCTTCGCTCTTATTTAATTTAGTTTCAAGGGTGTGTATATAACTTCTTAGGAAATTACGGTCATCATATATCTCTTCATATGCTTTTTGTAGTGCAGCGACTGCTTTGAGTGCCATGGATACCGTCTATTAGGCACTTGAACCTATCAATTTTTTACAAATACAAAAAAGTTATGTTTTTTGTATTTGTTTTTTATTTGTTTTTGTTTGGTTTTGTCTATATAATTGTTCTTTTGTTGTTTTGTTTACTTTCAGCAACTACTCGTCATCGTCAAAGTAGAGGCGATTCCACTTGGATTGGCGCTTCTGGTTGTTGACGCGGAGCCAATAGGTGGGAGGAGGTCTGTAGACCTCAGGCTCACAAGGGTGAATTCCGCATGCCTGGTTCTCAAGGGGGATGGTCGTGTTAGTAGAATCCTTGCGCTGAAGCAGGGGATACTTGAGGGGGACAACCCCACCCACAATGGGAGCTCCATAAAGGTTCACCAGCTGACGAGTGTTGGGAGGAAGGGGGTTGGAAGCATTGTAGGCGGACATTTGCTTGTTGTGGGTGTGTGCCGTTTCCAAAGTATGGAACAACTTTTCAATTTTTACCGAGTTTGGCGAGTGTCCTCTTATTCATCTCTTTTGAGAAATTCTCGAGCATTGACTCAATAGCAGTAAGCATATCATTCTTTAACTCTTCCAAGGGGGTAGTTAATTGTTCCTCTTTGCACTCCATTAACTTGGCCAGTTGAGAACGAGCCTCTTTATCAGATGTATCAAGGTTAACAAGCGTTTCCCTATCGGTAAGCACATCCTGGAAAGTCTTATTTAACACATCGTCCGTTAGCTTGCTTAAGTCGCTCATACTTGTTTCTAGTATACAAAACTCTTTAAAGCAACGAAAAATACTTGGTTTTGTTTTTTTGGTTTTTGTCTTTTGTTTTTGTGGCAATTGCCTTTTTTATATGTATTTTTGTCTTCTCTTTGTCTTTACTTCTCTTTGTCTTTACTTCTCTTTGTCGTTCGCCTCTTAGTTCTCCTCAGCATCAAAGTCGATGGGCTCACTTGCGTTGCCGGGTCTGAACTTGCCTACGAAATCACCCACTGCCTCATACTTGTCATCTGTGGAATATAGGTTCCTGCTTGCAGGGTCCATCAGATACTTCTTCCCGTTGATGTCACGCTTGACCATATCTCCCTCTTGGTCAACTGCAGAACTGGGTGCCACTGCAGGGGCAGCAGGGGTGGGAGCAACAGTCTTTTTGTCCTTCTTCTCCTTCTTAGCAGCAGCCTTTTCCTCATCTGTCTTCTTTGGGCGTCCCTTTGTCTTAGGAGCCTCCTCCTCGGTATCAGAAGCTGAAGGGGAAACAGTGGCAGAAGCAGGGTGGGATTGAATCCACTCTGCAACCCATGCCTTGTAGGCCTCAATGTCCTTCACCTTGATATTGCCACAGATTGCCAAGCGCTCTTTCTCAAGCTTAATACCCTCAAAGAGGGTAGGCTGAGTTGCCTTACAGTGCTTGACAAAAGCATTCCAAGCAAGAACACCCTGAGCAGCAGCCTTCTTGGGGGCATTAGGGTCCTTGGCCTTCTTTCCCTTTACGGGCTTGTCTGCAGTGGCAATAGCAAGAGGAGCAGTCCCAATGGCAGCGGCAATGGAAGCAGCGAGCACTTGGTTCAGATTGACCTTCTCGGCCAAGGTCAGGGTAGCAATCATTGAGTTTAACATGGTAGCCATTTGTTGTGTGAGTAACTTCTACTCGGTAGGAATTAGTTTTTCAATTTTTATGGACCAACCCTCTTAGGCATCTTATGAGCTGTAAAAAATAGCTTGATATATACCTTTATTTATGCCTCCTTCTTTTGTGCGATACCCTCTAAGAGGGATGTCTTTATAGGGTCATTAGGATTCATTTCATTTACATAAGAGCAAGTCATATGAGAGCAGAGATCGGTTGCGGTGGGAGTCCGTGGAAGAAGGGGTATGTAACAAGGTTTGGTGCCACACTTGCAACACCAAGCGCCACTCACATCGAATCCACATGAGAAGCATCCTTTCGTATCGAACTTATATACTGTCATTTTGGGCTGATCGTCGGTCTTCTCTTTAGAACTAGACTCTGGCTTCTTTGCAGTATCGTGAAGAACAGCTACACCGTTACCTAGTGCCTTTGCGACTAGAATCCAATCAAGAAGCTTCATAACAGTGCCAGATGGCAGAAAGAAGTTGCCATCGTGTAAAACAACACCGTATTGGTCTTGATCCGTATTGAAGCAGAGGACGGTTCCAGGCTCATAATACTTGGCAGACTGAGGATGAAACGGCTCGGTTGATGCGCATTGAAATGGGCCGATACCCCAAGACGATGCCCATCCCTCTCGGAAATCATTGAACTCGATGTCATCAGAATCAATCTCTGAAAGGGGATACTCGGTGGGCTTAGCCTCTTGACTTGCCTCTTCATTGGCCTCTTGACTTGCCTCTTCATTGGCCTCTTGGCTGCCCTGGCTGGCTGCATCAGCAAGCTCGACATCGGTTTGAGCTGCTTTTACACCATAATTATCCACTATGTGAACACAGAAGCTGAGGAGTAAGAGGTCCAGACATATTAGGGCTATAGTTAGATTCTCCACGAACATAGTATTGCGATACCCTTTCCTTGGGGAAAGGGGGACTTCAACTTTTAGGGGGCTTTAACTCATAAAAAAAGGGTTCTTTGTTTTTTTTGCTTTAGTTTAATGTATCAATTTGGCCTGTCTCTTTGTCGTATATGCCCGCCCTCTCGCCAATCTGGTCATCCTCGTCAATGTAGAAGGCTACATTCCCCTGGCGCTCATCAATGTAATAGGAGACCTCTTCAATCGTAACCCGCTTGAATTGGGGATAAGCAGGCGCTGCTAGAGAAGAAGGTGCTGGGAGAGAAGAAGGTGCTGGGGGCGAAGAAGGTGCTGGGGGCGAAGAAGGTGCTGGAGGCGAAGCAGTCTTCACAAGGACAGGAAGCTGCTCACATGAAGTTTGCTCTCTCAGGCGGTTGAGCATTCTCTGACGGTATGTGAGCTTCTCCCCAACTTCCATCTCAGGGTGCTCTTCAATGTATGCAGCAGCATCCCGTGCCCTCTTCTTCACATAGGCCTCCTGCCCAGTTGCCTCTTCACGGCGCCTACTAGCTTCTTTCATGGCAGCTACACGGCCACACCCTACCGCGCTAGCAGCTTTGATGAATGCTGCACGGTCAGAGTATGCCTCAAAGAGAACGCCGGCTTGGCGGGCCATATCCTTCTGGGTCTCAAAGACGAAGGCATTCCAGGCATCAAACTTGGGGGCATTGCGAGGCTTAGCTGGCTTCACTTCTTTGGCTGGCTTTGAAGCAGGAGTAGCTTTGGGCTTTGAAGCAGCCAACCCCCCTGCAAGCAGGGCCAGCTCATTCTTTAAGGCAGTGATATCAAATACGCTCATTTGTGGAAGGGTTACCCCATCATAGCTCTTTCCATGTTTCAATTTTTATATTAGATTGAATTACAAAGAGTCTTCAAAGAGGGCTTCAATTCAACCTAGTATAAAAATTGATACGGTAGAATGCCACTTGTAAGAGGCACTCTTCAACCTAACATAAAAATTGAAAGTTGGAAACGGGTGTTTGAGGAGGCAACATCAGCGGCGTGGAGAGTGTTCGTAAGGAACAAGTCGATTCGGAAATAGCTCATAAGAGCCAAACGGGCGTGCCGAGGTATGGTTGGGGCACATACTAAGAGTCTTATGATTCAACCGAACCACAGTGATAGGTCATCAAAGTCGAATACGACTCTCTACTCAATTCGAGTCCACGCAGGCTTCTTAGAAGCATGCACCCCCATCCATAAGACATCATCGTTACGAAGACCTGGTTGTATGAGAACGGTTTAGAATGCTACGGCTATCTATACTATGCGTCATGGACCAGACCTACACAATGGGCCCCCCTAGACAAATCACTAAGTAAATACGGGCACAGCAGGGTGAAGTGACAGACTATGCTTCACACTATACGAGGATAACGATTCGTTATGCCAGAGGAGGGCTGTGACGCTAGGCCGCGGAGGAGGGGCGGCTTATGAAGAGGGGAGTGCGCCCTCAAATACGAGATTACTGGACCTGGACTTTAACACCTGACACTGGACACATCACACTGGACCTGGACTTTAACACCTCACACTGGACCTGGACTTTAACACCTCACACTGGACCTGGACTTTAACACCTCACACTTGACACTTCTAGTATCGAACCCTTCTTTTTTGTTGCCTGTATAAAATTGAAGCCCCCGCTCCCATGGGTGGAGGTAAGTATACAATGGCAGCTGAAGACGATATAGTCTACTTCTTCAAAACAGGAGGAAGGGATGATAATGATGCAGTGAACAAGTTGAGAGAGGGAGTATTGAAGCTATGCCTTGCCCCACCTCCCATCTACTTGGAGGGTACTCACGGTGTATCCTGGAAGATGGTGAGTGATGGATGGAAGGCTGTATTGAGTAAGATAGGAGAAGAGGCTGGAATCCACTGTGCCCAGATAGAGACGAATGCCAGGGGCGGTAGGAGCTTCAATTATGATATGGATGTTCATTACACAACGGCTTCCCAGACTTTATATAAGAAGCTTGAGTTCAAGTATGGGGCATCTAGCATTGAGAAGCTGCCTCAATTCCTATCTCTTCAAGCTAGATTCCCCTTCTTCCCTGTCCAATACGACTCTTATTACTACGATAACTACTTGGCAGCCTATGTGGCGTTGGATAACGGTATTACAGAGCCTATCCCCCCGAAGGACATCTATATGAATATGGTAACTCGTGTAAGTGATGCTGGTCCGTTCTTTACTCAGCTGAAAGAGAGGGAGGAAGTCAATAAGAAGCAAAAGGCAGCGATAGTCAACGCTTCTATCACCCAATACCTAATAACCTATTCAGCTGACATCGACCTCGAACTTCTAGGGCAGAAGCTGAAAGAGTCCCAGGAGAATAAGGTGTATGTTTTATGGAACAATGAGTCGTTTCACCTTGACCAAATCAACCTAGAGGATATGGCGCTTGAGTATGCAGGGATTAAGAACGGGAATGTTCTTCTTATAAAGAGTGGTGCGAATACTTTTGAGATGCTTTTAAGGTGGAGGAATCACAAAGGTATTCTAAACCCTGCTTGGCAAATTAGTATGAAACGGTACTAAAAAAATGAAGTTCGTTCCGTATAGCGTGTAAGTATCCCTTTACAACAGATGTCTACTCCCTCTAGTCGCACAGATGACGGGAATATTACGCTTGATTTCTCTATTCCCTACACCGAAGAGGAATGTATGGAGATGGGTATCTGCTACAAGTGCTCTGATTTCATTACCAGTGTTCTAGAGTTTGGTCTGTGTTCTTATTGTGATGAAACGGAGTGGGAAAGGAAGGATAGGGGTATTCCCGATGAGGTATGTAGCTGGGAAGAGATGGATGGCAAGATACATTACTCAACAATGAATGGCTGCCCATGTGGCAGCCACAAAGGAGAGGAGCTATGGACTACATGGGAAGAGACCGCTTGGCCAGGAGGGTTTTGCTCTGTAAATCACAGGAGTTCTTACAAAAAGAAGATACAGGCTCAAATTGCAGAGATTCATAGGAGTATACAGGAATCTTTAAAGGTAAATGATGTGGCGATAGGTTCTCTTGAGGCAGAGTTAACAGATATGGCCACCAACTATGAAAGTCAAGGACAAACAACACCAGTAATCAATACAGTATAGGCGGGTTTTACATAATAACAAAATAAAAGAAGCAATCAGAATGCCTACGGCAGGAAGCCGACCTTTTTTTGGAGAGTTACGGGTTGCAGGAGATGCGTTTGTAGGAGGTACGATATATGGGGGAGACAATGGAAATACCTTTGCTACACCTGTTGTTATTAGCTCGATTGCTCCAGCAACTTCTGTAGGGACAGGTGCTTTAGTGGTAGGCGGTGGAGTCTCTATGTATGGAAGCACATATATGGGGAACGCATTAACTATCACTGATACTACTAATGCTGTATCAGTTGGAACTGGAGCACTTATTACAGAAGGTGGAGCTTCTATTAAGGGTGACTTGTTCGTTGGTGGTATGTTATATGGTAATACATCTGGTATGATATTTGGAGGCTTTGCTGGGGGTGGAGGAACACAGCCTTTAACAACCACGAATACTACAGATGCAAATTCAGTAGGTACAGGTGCACTTATTGTAGCGGGCGGAGCTTCTATTGCATTAAGCACCTATATGGGGGGTCCATTAGTAATAAGTTCTATTTCTCCAGCAAGCACCTTAGGCTCAGGTGCGCTACAAGTGACAGCAGGAGGAGCATCCATTTATGGAAGCACAATACTTGGCGGACCCTTACTCATAAGTAGTGTAACACCAGCAACTTCGTTTGGGTCTGGAGCGCTTGTTGTATCTCAAGGAGGAGCATCTATCTACGGTGATTTATATGTAGGCGGGACTATATACGGAACGGGTGTTGGTTCTGGTAGCAGTAGTGGAGCAGGAGGAGGTGGTGTACAGCCTCTTACAACAACAAATACAACTGATTCGCGGTCTGTCTTTACAGGTGCCCTTATAGTTGCTGGAGGAGCTGCTATTTATAAAAGCACCTTTTTAGGTAGTCCATTATATATTAGTTCATTCGCACCAACAACGACTCTTGGAACAGGTGCCATGATAGTTCGCGGAGGAGTGTCAGTTTACGGAAGTACCATAATGGGAAGTGCCCTTCGAATTACAGATACAACAAACTCGCTAGCAGTTGGAACAGGTTCTTTAATTCTACAAGGAGGTGCATCTATTGCACGAAGCACATATATGGGAGGTCCATTATCAATAACATCTCTTGCTAATTCTACATCAGTTGGAACAGGGGCGCTAACAGTGGCAGGTGGTTTATCCGTAAGGCAGAGTACATTTTTAGGAAATCCTCTTGTGGTAAGCACGATAAGCCATACGAGTACTTTAGGAACAGGAGCAGTTATAATTACAGCAGGTGGGCTCTCTGTATATGGAAGCACAATTATGGGACAACCGTTGGTAGTAAGTTCAATTACACCTGCACCTTCTTTAGGAAAGGGGGCATTGATAGTTTCTGCAGGGGGAGCATCTATTTATGGAAGTACCTTTACAGGGGGGCCTGTGGTAATTAGTTCATTCGCCCCAGCTACTCGCCTTGGCACAGGAGCCCTTCAAGTGAATGGAGGAGTGTCAGTCTATGGAAGTACCTATATGGCAAGTGCAGTTAAGATAAGTGATGCGACTCCAGCGACAGCGGTAGGTACTGGTGCGTTTGTAGTATCAGCGGGTGGAGCTTCAGTCAATGGAAGCACCTTTATGGGAGGACCTTTAACTCTTACAAATACAATTCAATCTGTAGGGTATGGTACAGGTGCTCTCCAAGTTGCAGGTGGGGCATCTATTTCTGGAAATACCTATATAGGGAATAAACTTAAGGTAGATGATATAACTCCAGCAACAGCTTTAGATACAGGCGCATTTCAAGTTTCTGCAGGAGGGGCATCGATATATGGAAGTACCTTTGTTGGGGGTCCTATGGTGATTAGCACGATTAATGAAGCAACTGCATTAGGAACAGGTGCGTTACAGGTAACTGCAGGAGGAGCTGCAATATATGGATGTACGATTATGGGTGGTCCTTTACTTGTAAGTTCAATGACGCCAGCGACTCGGGTTGGCACAGGTGCTTTAGTTGTGAATGGAGGAGCATCAGTATATGGTAGCACCTATTTAGGGAATGCTGTGAAGATAACAGATGTTACACCAGCTACGAGTGTTGGTACAGGTGCTTTAGTTGTTCAAGGTGGGGTATCAGTATATGGAAGTACCTATATGGGAAATGCAGTTAGAATCACTGATTCAACTCCAGCAAGCATTTTAGGTACAGGTGCTTTTATTACTACAGGAGGAGCATCTATTTTGGGTGATTTGTATGTTGGAGGTAATTTCTATGGAACAGGCTTGGGAGGGAATGGAGTTCTTACAACAACGAATCCAACAAACGCAACCGCTTTAGGAACAGGAGCACTGATTATATCTGCAGGAGGGGGTTCTATATACGGAAATACATATATAGGAAGTAATTTAAGCGTGGGTTCTTTGACGAATGCAACAGCCCTTGATACAGGTGCTCTTCAAGTAACAGGAGGTGGAGCATCAATTAAGAAGGATTTGTATGTAGGGGGTATTTTATTTGGGGATGGTGCAGGTGCCTTGAAGATATGTGTAAATGGAGCTAATATATATGGGCAGCTTGATATAAGTGGAGCATTATTAGCAAAGGCCCCTTATAATCCTACTTCGTATACATCGGCAGCAGCTCTTCGAGTGACAGCTGGGGGTGCAACTATACAGAATGATGTATATATAGGGGGAAATACAGCATCGGCAAATAATACAACAGTAGCAGCATTATCTGTTCAACAAGGAGGAGCATATATTAAACAGAATTTGTATATTGATGGAACACAAGATTCGTCAAATGCTACCACAACTGATAGTAATCTTGGTGCTCTATCAGTTAAAAGTGGAGGTGCGTATATTAATAAGAGTTTGTATATTGATGGAACAC